ACCAGCAGTTGCTCCATCAAATACAGATCCTCCTCCTCCAGAACCACCGTTTCTTCCTATCGCTGCAGAACTAGACATGGAAGCACCACCACCACCCCCACCATACGCGATTAATGTCGATAACTCAGAGTTGGCACCGTTGTTTCCCTGTCCACCTCCTGAACCAATCTTGGCCCCACCGGCGCCTACCTTGATAGTGTAAGCCGTACCTGGGGTAACAGTTAGAGTACCTTGACGGAGACCACCAGATCCACCTCCACCACCGTTACATGACCCACCCGATCCACCACCACCCACAATCAAATATGTAACATTTGTTACTCCCGGCGGACATGTCCACGTTGTACTATCCTGACCCCCACCAGCTGCGAGATTTGTCGTGAACTTCTTTACAATCTTCCCAGCGACACTCGTCGTATCAGTTGTCTCGGTTACCGTCATACTTCCACCTGCATGAGGATTGTTGGAGCAGCATATTGCAAGACCACAATCCCATTTGCGCCTGCTCCACTTGAATTAGCCGATTGGTTTTGTCCTCCTCCTCCTGATCCAGTATTAGTAACTCCCGCGGTGGCACCTCCACTATATGTAGAATATCCACCATGCCCTCCGATTCCAGATCCTCCTAACCCAGTTGTGTCTGCAGCTGATCCCCTGCAACCGCCACCTCCACCAGCGTAATATAATAATGTACCTGTAATATCCGATTGAAGACCGGCTCCCCCTGCCCCTGCAACTCCTGCATTTGTTCCAGCACCACCTACACCTCCTGCTCCTCCTCCCCCTCCTGATCTCATTGCATTAGTATCTCCTACTCCTCCTGCATTCCCTTGACCTGATGTATATGATCCGGGGGCACTTCCATATGCTCCTCCACCAGCAGACCCACCAACAGCAGGAGTCGATCCATTATATGCTCTTCCTGCTCCTCCACCAACTACAGTCAAAGTAGTAATTCCAGATCCAGACATCTCTGACGCCGATCCCTTATTTCCATTACTAGTACCAGTAACTGATGCCCCTCCAGCACCAATTTTAATAGTATATACAGTACCTGGAACCACACTTATCGTACCGGCGAGAAGACCTCCAGCGCCTCCTCCTCCACCAATCCATCCTCCCCCAGAGCCTCCACCAGCGACTATCAAATATCTAACTGATGTCACACCACTCGGACATGTCCATGTCGTAGAATCCTGGCCACCACCTGGCGAAAGACTAGTGGTAAACTTTTTAATTATCTTCCCTGCAACTGTTGTATTATCTGTAACTTCTGTAACTGTCATGCTTTCACCATCATCCATACTGTAGGAAGACTGTATTGAAGAATAACAACACCTGATCCACCAGCACCACTATTCTTTATAATTGAACTATGCCCTCCACCGCCAGATCCGGTATTCGCGGCTCCTGCAGTTACACTTGCCTGTGTCTCATATCCTCCTATACCACCAATCCCGGACCCTCCTAATCCACTTGTAGTAGATGACCCGGCTCGACATCCTCCTCCCCCTCCGGCATAATATAATGCGGTTCCAGTAATATCTGATTGAAGACCTGCTCCCCCATTTCCTCCAAGATCATATCCCGCGTTACCTCCGACGGCTCCTGCGCCCCCGCCTCCACCACCAACATTGCGTCCAGAGTATCCATTACCTCCATTATATCCTTGTCCAGATGTTCCCACTCCTCCAGTAAGATATGACCCAGATGCACTTCCTCCTCCTCCAGATCCACGAGGGGTAGTGTCGGCAGGACCATTATAGCATATTCCGCCTCCTCCACCAACCGAGATAAAAGACACAGCATTGCCAACAAATTCAGAATTTGCACCAGGATTTCCGTTATTATATGTGCTTTGTCCAATTGTTGCAGCCCCACCAGCACCTACTTTAATTGTGTATATAGATCCTGGCACTACGGCTACATTACCGGTAAGGAGACCACCTGCTCCACCACCACCAGCACTACCATTTCCACCAGATCCGCCACCTGCTACAATTAGATACCTTATAGAAGTTACTCCTGATGGACAAGTCCACGTCGTAGAATCTTGCCCTCCACCCGGAGAAAGGTTGGTAGTGAATTTCTTCACAACCTTATTATGGACACTCGTCGTATCCGTAGTCTCTGTAACTGTCATAATCCACCTACGTAAGTGTCAACACTCCTATAACACTTCTAACGACCCAAGTGTTATTCCCAATAAACACTACCGACGCACAGTCATATCCATTAGTTGACGCGATACTACCAGCAGCTGCAGATACATCTGAACCCATGCGTATTACATGTGATCCTTGTGCTGATACTTGCCAGTTGCTTCCGATACCAACAATATCTACATTTGTACCAACCGTTGGACTTGCTGGTAATGGTGTGTTAGCAAGAACCTCCGAGAATGCAGCTGCAACCTGTGCACCAACGTCAGATGCAGATAATGTAACATCTGTTGATAGTGACTTTCCATTTACTTGTCTTGTAGATGGAACTGCACCAACATCGGTTGCTGCTAAATCTGTACCGTTTATTTTGTATTTTGTACCAGATGGGATATTGATATTTCCAGTGTCGTCAATAGTTACTAATGATCCTTGAGATGTTAATCCACCGATTCCATCAGCACGAAGTATTGCATTATCCGTAGATCCAGTTACACCTTTTAGTGTACCAGTTCCGCCAATTACTGCATATACACTTCCGGTCCAATGATATGTAATATTTGTACTCTTGTCGATGTATATTATAGCAGGTGCACCAGTTACAGGAAATGCTGAAAGTGTTGCGTATTCAAATACTTCCTGATAACCAGTACTTATTTCTATATATGCAGAACCAGACCATCTATATGTTTTATTTGTATCTAGCGTTACATAGATTTTGCCTGTTTCTCCAGTAGTTGGAAATGCACTTAAATTAGAATACTCTAATACATCATCAACATATGATGGCAACTGTTCCGCTGGAACTTTACCACTTACTAGTGTTGCTACATCTGGTTTATCAGATAAATCGTTCCAAGACGATACTCCTGCACCTTTTAAAGGAGCCCATTCGGTATTATTAAAGTAGTATGGTTTTAATTCAGATAAGTTAAATGTAGTCCATCCAATTTCAGGTACTTCAAAATACCAAGTAGATGATTCGGTATACGTTGCAATGTTATTAGCATGTCCTTCAAATATAGATCCTACTGTTGGAGAATTACTAACAATAAAGCGATCAGATTTATCATAGATTGCAGGAGGCGCACTATATATTCCTTCTACCGATGGCTGCCATTCATCCGGACCTGCACCAGCCGGACCTCTTGGACCATCAATACCACGTGGTCCTGTTTCTCCGGTATCACCTTTTGCACCCTTTGGACCAGTTGCACCAGTAGCCCCGGTATCTCCCTTTGGTCCTTGAATACCTTGTGGACCTTGTGGGCCAGCAATTTTACCAACGTTTATCCACTGTAATCTAGAAGTCCAAATATAACAATTACCATCTGCATTAACAATATACCCATCATTTACTGTATTATCTGATGACGGAAGTAAACTTGTTGTAGCAACCGCTCCTTTTAGAGTTATAGATGTACCCGGTGTTCCAGATACTCCTTGAATACCTTGTATACCTTGATCTCCTTTTGGTCCAACAAGTGATGCTAACCAATGTACGGAATCTAATTCATATCCATGTTCTACTGCAATTTCATATGCAGATAGTCCATTTGTACCAGTGGCTCCAGTATCACCTTTTTTACCGGTTAATACTGCTGTTCTATCTACCCACGCAGATCCATTATATTGCTGAAATCCAGTACCAACAGCAATAAATATACCAGATACTAATTCAGTTGGATTTGCAATAAAATATGAATCCCTAATAGAAGTATCTACAAATTGATGATTCGGGTTTAATGAAAACGTTCCAACTATATTTTCTGCATTAATTAATTTACCAGATACACTATCATATTTTATAATATCTCCATCTTGGAGATTAGTTATTTTAAATGAAGTAATATCATCAATTATATGTTTATGATCTACAGATGCGAATGCGGTTGAATCTAACCCATCAAGTAAATCAGCATTTAAATTTTCAATTAGGGTATTGTAACTTACTGAAAATGGTTTTGAAGCGGTAAATGTATGTGATGCTGAAATATTTCTTGCAATTGAATTACTTACATATTGAGTATGAACATCTCCAGAAGTTAAATTTGTTAATGAATTATGATTTATTGCACTTGATGTTTGTACCCATTTTGTACCATTCCATACATACGTAAATCCAGTTTCTGTAACTTGGAAACACCATCCAAGTAAAGGAGTTTCAAATGTCCATGTAGTTCCTGTTAAAGTTGCAATTTTATTTTCATTACCAATAAATGAATCAGTAGTAGCAGAACTTCCAACTAAATATCGCCCATTTATTGTTGGTGGTATAGTTCTAATACTTAATACAGGATCTTGCCATACTAATCCGGCAATAATACCTGATACATAATCTAAATTTACTGCATCAGTTCCATCCACGGGAGTTGCTACATTGGTTATTTTATTTCCATTTAAATTAATTTCACCAGTAATATCTCCACCACTTAACTTAAGATAATTAGAATCGTGGTTATGTGGAACTCCGTTAATATTATACGTACTCCCAGATGGGATATTAATAGAACCTACATATATACCATTAGGAATTGATACTGTTCCATTTGCATATACTAAAATTGCTTCAAATGTATCTTGATTTATTGCTTTTACCGCAATACCAACATGATCACGACATATAAGCATTCCTCCACCAAATTGACTTGGATTAACGCTTGTAATCATATTAGCTACGAATCCGACAGATGTTGAATCCATACTGTAGCGATGAATTCCACCATAATTTCCAGTGCTTCCATTTACTAGATTTAAATAATTAGCAAGATCTACAATACCTGCATAACTTGTAGTCCATGGGCAGCCATATGTTTTAAATTTATATTCTCCAATTCGAGAACTGTGTGGAATTTTAACAAATAAAGAATCTTCTAAAAATGCACCCGCTCCTGCATTTTTTGCGTAATCTCCAAGACTATCATTCCAGGCTACTAAACAATTTCTAGTTACTGGGACTAATGCTTGAATACCATCTCCTCTTTTACCAGTATCGCTCCATGCATTATTATTCCATACCCATACCGTATTAGTGGTTCCAACATTTGCATAATCTCCTGCAGATGCTGTAGGATGTGCTATAATAAGATCATTAGAATCATAATACCAACCAAGATTATTAGATTTAGTTCCAGTATCTTTCCAATTATTTAAATCTAAATCCCATACCCATATAGTATTAGTTACTCCAACAATTGCATAATCTCCTGGCATTACACTAATATCGTTATATTTAATTGGAAGATTTGTAGAATTAGAATAATATCCTAAGTATCCCGGTCTAGCATTTGACATTGCGTTTGCTGATCTAGGTGGTTGAAACATTGAAGAGGACACCCCCATATATTAATACGGTCATAAAATATCTATATAATATTTACTGTATAAATAGTAAGTGTGGACTAATGAAATTAGTAATTTGATACTAATCTATACTAATTTAGTTAAAATTAGTAGAGTTAATTAAAAGAGATAAAAGTAATTAAGCAGTGAATGTAGGGGTGTACATTCTAAGTGGGACATTGAATACATATGCATCCCATGTATAATTCACACCATCTATATTCATCGTTACATAACCATTGTCCGGAAGTTCTTGACTACTATTATTCATAAACTCGTCAAGACCTTTCCATGATGGTGTATTAATAGTTAGATCGTGCCTATCACCACTAAAGTAATAGTGATGAGTATGGGAACGAAGATAAACATCAACATCAAGTCCATCTGCACGATTTACAAATGCTTCTTTCCTCTGTGAAGTACAACGACTGTAAGGAACCGACGAGAAAGATTGTTTATGTCTAACATGGAGTTTAACATCTTCGATGTTGATAAATCCATGAGTTCCAACCCATTCTCCCCCCATCATTTCACATACAATACGATCATGATTAGTATTCTTCTTTGTATGATACCCACTACCACCAATGAAGTAGAACTTACCCACAGATAGCATAGATAGCAAGTCCTTTGCAATACGACATTGGGTCATCATATTAGTTGATACAGTACCGGTTCCTTCTTCACACTTGTTTATTCCTTCTACTACATCACCATTAACAATACAAATGTCCACGTGACCAATACGATCTGCCATGGCCCTCCATTGACTAAATAGATAAGACTGGATAGTATTGGCAGTATAAGTATAATCATAATCTACGTCGTAGTATTCATCAGGCATCGGTCCTACCATGCTTCCTGCATGGATATCTGAAAGTGCAAGAACTGTTTTCATATGTTCTCCATGATGTTAAGCAATAGTGTAGAAACGTCATCTGGTTCAGGATACGTAGATACTTCACCAGTGGTTTTATCAACAGTCTTAAATGCAATCTTGTGAACTGTAACCGCATCAGTTTCACCTTTCTTAAACGGATATGCTACCCATGCAAGTTCTTGGTCTATTACTTCGCAGGGATCGCCATCTACAATAACCGAACCAGAATAGTTAGATTTCATGTAGAAAAACACATCCTTATTAGTTAGATCCACCGGGATCAATCTCTGAGCTTGAAGATCCATGGTGACAAGTTGATACTGAAGCGGGGCAGTATCTCCCTTTCTAATCCTAATCGTAAAAGATGTCATTACTAAAATAGTTATTAGTAATTCTATATATAATGTTGTACTATAAACATTATCTATATAAAAGAAGAAAGTAAGATCTAATGTACCCAACCAATAAGAGATAGTGGATAACTACTATTTCTTACTCTTTTATATTAAGTCTATATTGAACTTACATGGCGGATATACGTCTGTTAAGGATACGTTACCACCTACACATAATAAGTAAAGGTCCGTCCACGCCCATACATACCAAGAATCCATGTGTCCATATGCTGCTATTGTTCCCATGCCTAATTCAAATTTTACATTGGTTATAGTAAGAGCCTTAAGTAGTGACGTAAACTCATATGATGTTGGAAGAAGCGCGGGACTACTACAGTCTCCAAGATTAAAAACATCGCCTCCGCCCCATCCTGAATATGCGGTCCACCCATCAATACTTTTAGATGTCCAGTATAATGATTTATTAAAGTGAAATTTGTTTATTAGTGATGTGCCACCGGATAAGTATAATTTACCATTTCCATCCCAGTAAATATCGTAGGTATTATATACAGAAGCGCCCGTCAGTGATTTATTTTCTCCTGGGCAATGAGAGTCAAATATTTTTATATATGAATTATTTGCCCCATCTTTTATTGCTACTGTAAATTTACCTGTGATTGTGCAGGCCGACCCCCATGTGTAATAGATATAAATAAAGAAGGAACTACCTGCAGAAAGATCGGGCGATGGTATAGTATATTCATATGTTAAAGTGGATGCAGAAATTCCCTGAGATTGGAACGACCCGCCGCCAATATTAACGGCCATTCCATATGATCCGTTAACAATGCTTAATTCGCTGAATTTAATTATTACTTTGCAATTTGGGCCTATATTATTACAATACTGCAACAAATTGGCTATTGGAAGAGACATTGTAACTGAGTTAGAATTTAGAACAAAATCTCCGGGTGAATTCCATTTTGCAATACTATTGTATGATTGTCCGGTAAGAACCCACCCATCTATATTTTGTAGATTATTTACATCTATTGTCATAATTCCTCTATAAAATATCAATGTCGAGTTTGCATGGCGGAATATCGTCTTCGTAATTAAACAGTCCAGTGGTAATGAATCCGAATTTTGTAAAGCTGAATAATGAGGGACGAGTGCTCCATAAATGGATTGTAACTGAGTTGACACCTTTTTGGAATAAATACGTAAAGTCTTTTGGTGCCCACTGTAATCCTACGCGGGACCCGGCCATATCGACTTCATAGTGTCCTAGTGCGGTGTCTATTGAAAAGGCATCGTCTACTCCGAATGAACCGCCATTATCTCCGCAGAGTTTAACTGTTCCTTCTCCATTCCATGTAAATTCTACGGGACCGAATGACATGTTGGGCCACCCGGCTCCTGCGTTTACTGGTCCATACCCGTATGTTACTACGTAAACTATATTTGTTGACATGTTATTACCATCCTATGTATAGCATTAACTTCTCGTTTCCTACTACGTCTATTGTTCTTCTTACAGTGGATGACTCGGTTCCACGTGGTGTTTCGCGGGTTATCTGGTATGAGATTACATATTCTCCTATCTCAGAATAGGTATGTATGAACGTTTTTGGTATGGTTCCGGAAGTTGTATCATAGTGCTCGACAGTGCTGGAATTACCGTAATCCCACATCACATACACGTTATCTGGACTTCCTATTGAATAATCTGTGATGGTTACAGAAAGTGGTTCAGGTCCGGTTACAGAACTTATAGTAATACTTGCTACAAGGTTTTCCGGTTTTAACCCATTTATAATTCTTATGGTTTTAGACACCGCATGTTCGGTATCACATGGTGGTTGACTATATTGTGATCCTTTGAGAGTTACAGTGTATGGAGATAATGTATTGTCGTGATTACCGATGATTTGTGCAGGGGTCCCATACATATTAGATACATTCTCTGTAATTGCCGTGTGGCCGTCTCCAAGATCCCAATACCAGAACTTAGGTCCGGTGCTTAAGTTAGTAAATCTAATAACTTCATCGAGGTATGCAATTTCTGGTGTGGCTAGGAATGACATGTTAATTGGAACCTGGGCATCTAACACCGTAAGATAATTTGTAAGTTCCTTTTCGTATGATGCTGATCCATCGTCATAGGATGCCGTTGCCTTTATTGAATATACTCCTTTATTGAAGGTGTAAGTGAATGGGGCCATCCCGGTATGGAATGATGTATAATTGGTATCTCCCTGGGCTTTATAGGCAAAGGTTACTGTATATGGTTTGGTCGATGTTGTGGATATAACTGGAGAGAATGTTACAATCTGGGGGCTATATCCTAATGTCGGAGAGGCGGAGAAGTTTACTGAAATTGGAACAGGGGCTTCGTCAATTGGCGTAATGGTATACGACTTAGATGCTTGGAGTCCATTGTCTAGGGAGGACTTAACTAAAATGGTTACAGTAGTTGCGGTGTTTATTTGAACATCTTTACTTGATCCAGAATCTGCTACGTATGCGGGGTATGGACTAAATGACCAATTAACACTTGCTATCGGAAGACCAGAACTTGCAGTTATTACAGGGGTGATTGTAAAGGTTTTGTTCTTGTATACATCGTTACCGCTGTGTTTTGTCCATGTAAAATCTACAGATAGACTCGGGATGGCTATTACTTTGAATTGGAATGTTGGTGTTATAGTAGATCCTACATCATTACGCATAGTGAATACTACTTGGTAATCACCGAGTGATGCGGGCGTGAATGATATATTTATTGGATCTAATGTGGTTCTGCCGTTTAATGCGATTCCTACCTCGGTATTAGATACTGACACACCGGTTGTAGTATTTGTTACTATATATGAATAATAAAAGTAACTACTGTTTACACCGCATGAAATATTGAATATCCTGAAATTTAGAGGAGTATTTATTGCATAGGTCTTCTTTGGTGAAGATATTAATACAGTAGTTGAAACCTCGGCTGATGCTGCAATTAATGATGCCGTATTACTTACTGTGATTGTTTTTTGGAGTTTTTCACCGGTATCTATATTGAATAATGTAACGGTGTAATTACCTTCTGCCGAATATGTATGTGAGACGGTATCTGTTGAAATGTTTGCATTTACTAAATATATTTTATCAATTAGTAGTGAATACATTGTGCTAGAAGATAATCTAATAGAATTGGTTTCTTGCTCAAATGCCTGACGAGCCGCACATGTATGTGGTTGCATATCATAGGTAAGGCGATAGAATTGATTTTTTGTTCGATATGTATCTAAATGTATGCTTCCATTTTCTGGCTGACTATGAACCTCAGTAGATCTATATTGCACAACGATGTAAGAACCAGCAGGAAAAAGTATTGTATTGATTCTATTGTATAGCATCGTAGCTGCGGTATTACCTACTAGGATTGCGTTATTATTACTATCGCGGTTTACTGTACCGTATGATCTTACCCATGAGTCTGAGAAATTAATAGGAACCATAGGTGTTGCGGTGCCGTCTCCGAAATCCCACACATATGTACCGCTTTCAGATGATGTATTAGTGAATTTTACAGCGGCAGTAGTGGAGGGATAAGTTGGATACCATGTAAAATCCATTCTTTCATATCCTCCGTATTAAAATAGTATTCCCACTTACCAATATAAATATATAAATGGGAAATAGGGTACGCCGGAGTAGATGATTAATGCCCGACATCTGCCCATAGCATGTAGCCAATTGGAAGAGTTCTTGAAAGCATTGATATATTCTTCGCTTCGAGAATTAGAACGTCACCTGGTAGGAGAGGGGTTGGATTAATATATACGGTGGTCATTATCTGGCGATCTGTATATTGTGTATATAAATGGATTTGATCGTTTATCTTTAATCTAATATATACAGTATCCCCGTTTCGCATTTGATCTAAATATATATACCCAGAGAATACTTGAAGAGAGGGGCTTGTAAAATTAAGAACTGGAGTAAAAATGTTAAAAACCTCTGTAGTTCCATCATACAGCAGTTCTTTTGGCATGTTTACACCTTAGTTAAATGAGAACTGAATCTTCCAATCAATCGATAATGGTTTTGTGTTGTCGATTGCAAAGGACGTAAATTCACCATCTGCACTAGATAATCTATTAGTCATAAATACTCCCCCATTGTAATTATTAGGTTGCCATTTGTATGTCATATTTTGTGAAATTTGTAAATATAATGCGACTTCTCCGAGAGTTCCTGTTACAGTTCCAGCTGTCCATACACATGACCAGGTAACCGCCCAAATACCATCGGTTGTTCCATTCTTTACAGATATTGCTTTAGTATTTGGTGCAGTACCTGGTGCAGCACCAATTGGATTTGTAAGTGCAATCATTGCTGGTGTAGTTGCTGTAGCAGTATTTGTCCCTATGTACATCGACCACGTTGTAGATGGTAAGTACCACCAATATTGACTATAAGCACCATTACTTACTCCGTATGATGCGATTCCTGATAATATTCCAGATAGCCCTTGATTTGTAAATTTATTTGGTACATTATCTGCATAAATCATATCGTCTTGTTTTATAGTAACAAGACCACGAATAAAAACATTAGGTTCCATTAGAAACTCACTCCTACTTTCCACTCTATTGTTAAGGTTTTTGCAGCATCTGGAGTAAAGGCTGTGAAATTACCATCTGCTACTGATATACGAGACACAAGGCGCTGGGTCTTACTGGTATTATTTTCCACCCATTGAACATTTAGATTATCGAAAGGTGCTAAATAGAGTCCTACTTCCCCTACTTGTTGTGTAATAATACCTGCATTCCAATTTACAGTGTGCACTAAATGCCATACTCCGGTTGATACATTAGTCACATTGTTTCCCATTATAGTATTTGGGCTTGCTGCAAGTGGATTTACTAATTCCGTCATATCGAAGGTAGTTACGGTTGTAGTGTTGGTTCCTACTTTCATATTAAATCCATTTGACTGTGATGACCCTTGCCAACAGGTATATGTTGCTGGGACTGAAACACCGTATAAGCTTCCACAGAGATAACTTACGAGTCCTTTTAATCCGAAGTTTATCCAGTGATTTGGTACATCTTCGTGTATAATTTTGTCTTCTTGTTTAATGGTAACTTTACCAAATAATTTTACTATATCCATGGTTTCACCTGTCTATGTATTATTGAATGTTACAGTGTCTGTCATGTGGAATGGATTTATATGTTCATCCATGCTTGACTGAACATTGTTGTCTGTACTTGAGTTAATTATGTAATTTATTGACAGTGCAATATTAGTTAGCATATCCATGTAACTTTGAACGTTTTCATTGGTTCCTGAATTAATTAAATAATGGGTATCTAAAATCATACTAGTTAATATATCACTGTAGGACTGGGTATTCTTGTCTGATTTAGAATTAATTATATAATTTATAGCATTGTTGCTTGTAATGTATTCTAAGTATGATTGGAGATTAGTTCCAAAATTGCTGTTTAGCATAAAGGAACCAGATAAAGGAGCAAGCCATTCAAACGTGGTTAATAAGTTAGTAGCATTTACTGCATTGGTTATAAAGAGATGGTCATTTGAAGGAGGGGCAAATGGCTGTCCAAATAGGTATTCAGTATGATATAGATTGTTTAATACTGGAGTAGTAACTGCCTCTGTATCATATAATACACCACCTCCTCTATTGAACGGAATAGATATACGGGGACCCTGAACTGTTGGTTTTGGATCTGCCATTTTACTCCTCCGTAAAGAACTTGAACCCGATTGATTTATTGGTTGTACCGGCAGATTGTTTTACTCTTACTTTATATGTATCCCCAGATCCTACAATAATAGAGTCTACGTGAAGGATGGACATTACCTGGGAGTTAGAATACTGAAGTAGAGAGTGAACATTACTGTTTAATGACACTTCTATCATTACGATGTCGCCGGTTTCCATAGCGCTTACATTTACCCATCCTTGAATGGTTAGGTGTGACGTAGGAGTATAAGATAGAATATCTTGGTATACACTCGATAGTGTAATGCTATCGTTTGCTACCATTGTTCTTTTTAATCCTGCAGCGCCAGCATTTGTATGTGATAATTCACCGTATGTTTTTCCTGCTACTCCTATTTTCTGCCTTCCAGTATCTGTTTCAGTGTAAATCACGTTAGCCTGTGTTGGCATAGAGGGTGTAAAATCAGATGCCAGACCATAGATATTCCCAGCGGGATCAATACGCATGATTAACACCTATTATGCTTCTTCTGATGGTGCAGTATCTATTCTTGTAACATACTCAAGTATATGTCCATAGTCATCATAAACTGCAAAAGTTCTGGTTGTTATCCCAGAATCGGTTGTAGTACAACTTACTTGTTCTTCTCTTGTCATAATTTTCCTCTTAATTAATATATTATTTAGATAAATAAAACTTATAAGATAATGTAGTCATAACATTTATTTGCGAAATGTTTCTTACTTCTATCTTTAGTATATCATCTTTAAATAAAGGGACTGGGGCGATATGCACTACGGTCATTAACTGCTGATCCTTGTACTCTGTATATAAATGCACTTTTCCATTAACTGATAGTTTAATGTGTATTATATCACCAAATGAAATTTTATGTAGGTATATGTATCCCATAAATGATTGAATTGCATCTGATTGATATGTACAAATAGGGATGAAGATATTGTATAAATACGCCTCCCCAGTTGATAATGCATTTATTGTCATAATTAGAATGAGAACTGAATCTTCCAGTCGATAGTCAGTGGTTTAGTGTTATCGATTGTAAATGATGTAAATTCACTATCTGCGACAGATAACCTACTTCCCATGCTCCAAACTATAGTGCTTGAAGGATCACCAGTCCATCTAAATGTAGTTGCGCTAGGCCAATTAAGATATAATGCCATTTCTCCAACTGTTCCTGTTACAGTTCCAGCTGTCCATGATGCCGTGTATATAGTATTCCAAATACCATCTGATGTTCCGTCTTTAACTGATAATGATTTTGTAGTTGCTACTGTTCCAGGTGCAGTGCCTATTGGTGCTATAAGGGCAGTCATTGTTGGAACTGTTACAGTGGTTGTATTGGTTCCAAGATAGATATTCCACGCAGCATTTGCAGCTGCCATATACCCATTACCACCATTTCTACCAAGGAATTGCACCGCTAGTAATGATATAATACCTTTTAGTCCATTATCTACAAATTTATTATGCACGTTATCTAAAAGTATTGTATCGCCTTGTTTTACAGTAACAAGGCCATCAACAAATATTTCTGACATTATTGACTCACTCCTACTTTCCACTCAATAACTAATGTCTTGTTAACGTCTGGAGTAAAGGCTGTAAAGTTACCATCTGCTACTGAAATGCGTGATACCATACGTTGTGTCTTACCAGTTGCTCCACTTTCTGTCCAGTTTGCATTAATATTATCTATGGGTGCGAGGTAGAGACCTACTTCTCCAATAGTTCCTGTAATGAGACCGGCGTTCCAGTATGCAGTAAAGGTAATATTCCATATACCTGCAGCGGCATTGGTTACAGCAGATCCGGTCATAGTAGTCGGGTTTACTGTAACAGGGGTTACAAGTTCAGTTAAACTAAATGTCGTAGCAGTCGCGGTATTTGTTCCAACTCTTATATTTAGACCATTTGTCTGATTTGATCCGGACCACATATAAGCATACTGAGAACCCGCAGATGTTATGTAATTACCACACATAAAACTGCATAGCCCTCTAAGACCGTAGTTTACCCACTTATTCGGAATTTCTTTGTATACAAGTTCTCCATCTTGCAAGATGGTTACTCGTCCTGTAATTTTTACTCTATCCATATTATCACCTTATGTATTTGTTACTGTGACAGATTGCCCCATATTAAATGGATTAATTGAAATATCGGTCTTAGTATATGACTGAAAATTATTATATGTCCAACTATTATTATTCTCTACAATTTCTGTAAAGTGAGGTAATACTTCAGCATTTGACTGGAAGTTGGCATTTGTAATAGTATTATTTCTTCCGAACATTATAGAAGACATATTAATTATTTCAGAATATGACTGTAAGTTACTACTATTAGAACTGTTTGTATATAACGCAGATTGTGTCATATACTGTATAATCTCATTTATTTGAAATAAGTTACCAGATGTCACTGAATTACTTACACCAACTGATTCAAATAATGATGGAGATAATGGATATCCAAATATGTGTTCTGTATAATATAATTCATTTTGAACCGTAGGAGTAGTAGTGCCAGGATCATAGTAAGACCCTCCTCCAATATTCTGTGGAATATTAAGCTTAGGACCATGCACTATAGGATTCTGTGGCATTATTCCTCCTTGAAGAATTTATACGATATTGATTTAAACGTTCCAGACGTTTGTTTTACTTGAACCTTGTATAAATCCCCGGCACCGACAATTATAGTATCTACATGCAGCATTGGCATAATTTGAACATTTGTATATTGCAAGATCGAGTGAGTTTTATTATTAAGAGACACTTCAACAAACATCGTATCTCCTTCTGCTAAGTTACTAATGTCTATCCATCCTTGTATAACCAATGAAGATAATGGTGTATATGAAAGAATGTCTTGATAAAGAGAAGTCATCGTTATGCTGCTGTCTATTAGTGTAGTTCTTTTAATTCCGGCGGCTCCTGCATCGGTATGAGGTAACTCACCATACGTTTTCCCAGTTTCACCAATCTTCTGTTTTCCGGTGTCTAATTCGGTATATACTACATTTGAGATAGTAGAATAGGAGGTTCCAAATTCAGAAGAGGTTCCATATATGTTGCCTGTTGAGTCAATACGAATTTTAATCACCCCGCAGAAGTAATTAGAAGTAAGATATTAAAATAGACGCCATTATATAAAGAATTAGATTAGTAAGTAACCTAACTCCTTTGGGTTGGCACATTAATATCTTACTTCTTAGATGATGAACTTGTCGCTGTTTCAGTTGCAGTTGCAGTTGGTGTTACTGCTGGTGGAGTCTGGGATACTGGCACAGTCTTTGTGTAAATACCAGTAATGTTTCCCTTATCATCGAGAACCTGGTAGGTCTCTTCTCTGTATTCGTTATCTCCACGAATAACGCTTGCTACTAACTTATCGGCCATTTATTTCACCTGCTAATCTATCTTGTTTTTACTATATATAAAAAGATATAATTTATTATTATATTGGACTCTGGGCAAATGTGTTCTTTGATAATGAACCCACGAGAGACGATACTACCCATACTGGATTTGAATCAATGAATACACACGTGAGTTCTACACAGTCATATCCAGAAGCACTGGTTAATGCATATCCTGATCCACATGTAATTGAACCTATTGCAATTATTGCTCCGGTGTATGAATTTGTATTTGGAACAAGTGTCCATACTACACCAGCACCAATAACTTTTATCTTATCCCCTTCTGATGGAGATTGTGGAGTATATACTACACCTCCATTTGTTGCATTTGCAATGTATTCATATGGATATGGTTTCCATACAAAGAATCCGGATGTTGTGGATGTTACTGGTAATCTATTTTCTTCCCATGTTGAAGGAAGAATAGAGATTGGAACTTCTCTTGCAACGCCATTTGAATCCCCTTTAAATACATATCCTTCTTTTAATCTGATAATAGTAGGTACGCTAATTGAAACGGTTGCATTTGCGGTTATATTTCCAAGTCCGTTTGATGCGGTAACTGATACAGTATACGTTCCTACTGTAGTATATACGTGTGTTGTTACACGTTCTGTTGATGTTCCACTATCTCCAAATGACCAAGTATATGAACAATTAGAACCATCAGTATCCGCTGTAAATGATAAGGGTTCTCCTTTTCTAGCCTGTGTTTTTGATATAGTTATATTTACATATGTTGGTGCTGTATCTTGAGCTGCTGCCATTTTATTAACCTCCTATTACTGCAAAGCAATACCCAGATCCTGATGGGATAGTAACATTAACTATTGTAAGTGCACCAGTTCCTGTATTAGATGCATTAGTTGCAGTATTTGATGCTGTAAGTGTTATTGTATAATCTCCAGCAATACTATATGAGTGTTTAGGGTTTTGTTCTGTACTATGTCCACCATCACCAAAATTCCACTCCCACTTATTTACTACACCCGTTGATCTATCTGAAAATGTTATTTGATCTCCTACGTATGCTGAACTATTTGGGTATGAAATATTGAATAGCGCAGTTATTGGGTCTGATGGATTAGATAGATCACAATCGTTTCTGAATTCAAAGTATTGTAATTTTGCAGTTGTTACTAATCCATCTGCACCGTCTGTTTGACCAAATCCAAATGTATGTCCGGTATTTATTGATATTGCTGTTGCTCTGTTAGTAGATGATACCATTGAGCCGTCGATATATATTCCATAGGTAAATGTATTATCAGTTTCTTTTCTCTTAAAGAAAATGATATTAGTAAATGAATCAGTGATGGTTTGTGCATAGTTTAAGTAATATCCACTATCTGGACCAAGGGTTAATAGGTATACATCTGGGGACATTGGATGCCAGATAGCAATACCCGCTGTAGCATCTTGACCATTATGAGATCCCCATATTGCACTTTCTCCTCCAACACTTGGTAGCGTTCCTCTATACTTTAAGGTCCAGTTATCTTCTGTATTAATTAAATTTATAATATCTAATCCAGAGATTGTTGCCTTACCACTACTTATTGTAACATAGTCATCTGTTATACTAAATGATGCACCAGATGCATTGTGTCCGTTTCCAGTTTTATCTACAACGGTTTGTCCAGAGAACCCGGAGGTTTTAAAATCATATTGAACAAGGATAGACATTTAATTCACCTATCCTTGTGCAGCAACTATGAGGTTAGTACCTATTTCTACCCATACCATCGGTAATCCTGGTCCTTGAGACATCAGTACAGTTCCTGCTGGTCCTGCCGGTAAAATTACCCAGTCTTGACCACCGTTACATACTAAAAGATCTCCTACCGCACCAGTTGGAAATGTTGCTGATCCACCACTACTTCCTTTTGCCTGCCATTCAAAGAGCCCTTCTGTTTCTGTAGAAACTAATACCTTATCTACTTCCCATGGTGGAACAGTAGCGACCCGCATAGATTCTGCTTGATTACTTGCGTTACCAATCCACCCATAACCTTGCTGGAGGTTACTGGTCATTACGCTATCTAGGCGGGCGTCTAGTGCATCTATTGCATCCTGAACATTTAGTGCAGATAATCCACTCTTGGTATTATCGTAACTTGTAAACTGTGCAGTTGCCCCTGGTGCGTTTGCCCATAATATAGTTCCATCAGCCTGTGATACCGGAACAAGTCCTGGTGATGAAAATGCAGGAAGCATACCTAATGATGCATTAGAAACAATACCCGGTTTATTTTTAATAAAGCCTGCAACGGTACTAGTTGTAATAGACCAATCTGCGTTTACGTTTACTTGGGCACCAGTTTCAACTCCTGCGAGTTTTGTTTTCTCAGCAGCGGTGAAACTTACTTCAGATAATCCAAGACCATCGACTTTATCGACTTTTAGATCTAATGCGGCTTTAACGATCTTATTTTGGACTGGGTTTGTAGAGATGTCTGATAGAGATGAATCAACGAGGAAGACCATTGATGAGATTGCATCTTTTACTGCCTTCTCGGTTGGAATTTTTGTATTTGATGCAGATGCACTGATTGATGTTACTACATCATAACCTATTGAATCTAGTTCATCACCAGATGTTTTCCATGTTGGAATCTGACCTGGTGTTGCAGTGTTGGGTGCTTTTACCTGTTTTACGTTCAGAACATTACCAAGACCGATATCTGCTTTGGTTAATGATACAACTGGTCCAATATATCCATTGATTGAAGTAATACCAGTTCCGAAGGCTAGGCTAATCCATTGAGTACCATCGTAAATGTATGTCTTTCCTTCGTCGGTTCTTACGCAAATATCTCCAGATACTGGACCTGATGGGAATGATGATCCTGATGTAACCTTTCCTAGAGATAATGCTGCTAAATATGTAGATGGAACTTTTCCATCAGACCCTAATGGGGCATATCCATTGGCTATTCCTTTATTTGCAGAATTTTCTGCGGTAAATCCTAATGCATTCTGTTTAGCATTCCATAGTGATATTTGAGTATCTGATACTAATCTATGTGTAGAATCATCGAATAGATCCGTTAACTTAGTTGGAATTGATAGTGTAATATCTGAGGTTAATGTAAGACCATTGATCTTTCTTGATGTAGAAACCTTTGCATTTAATGCACTAATTAAATCGGTTTGATTGCTTAATGTTCCACCTATATTACCCCATGTAGAAGAGCCACCAGTTCCTCCGCCCGATCCACCGGTTACGACTGGACAAGATGCAAATTCGGTTGCAGCCAGTGGATTAATACCAATACGGAGTTGATTATTACTCTTGTCGTAACCTAATTCTCCATCTAATAGAGATTGCCCACTCCATGAAGCAATGCGACCTCTTTTAATTCTTACAATGTTTCCTATGGTTGCTTTATTGGTAAAAGTTACTATAGCAGTATGGTTTACACTGATGTTTTTGAAACTATATGTTTCAATGATTCCTTGTGATACCCCATCTATAGAAACATCCATAATTGCAGAATCTTCATCTGGAACAAAACTTAATACAACGTCTTCTCCGGGTAGTGCGGAGATCGCAGTTGATGGGTAGATATATCCAGTTCCGTTACCGGTTGCAGACGCATTTACTGATAGTTTAGTCTGTGTTCCTGCAACGAACGTTACATCCACGGTGCTATCAGCGGTAATTGAATCGAAAGTATATGAACAATCATTTGCATACTGTGTGCCATTTACAGTTATATGATCAATTTTATATCCTACACCAGGAACTGCATTTACAGTTACAGATTCACCATCTAAAACTCTTACTGCACCGAATGGAGATACGGTTCCTCCACCGGTCTTTGTAACAGTAAGAGTATGCAATACTGCACTTTCATAATCAAATGAATAGATGATTGAATGTATTGTAGTAATATTTGTTAAGGAAACTGTTGGAGAGATTGTAGTCTGTGCCTGGTTATCAATATAAACATTTGTTAGTTTACTTCCCGATGCTGGAAGTGATGTTACTGTAAATGATTCACCAGATGATACAACGTAATTTCCTGGTTTGTAATTGGTCTCTCCTTCACCAAATACTGATACTCCTACATAGTTTACACCCGTAGATGGGTTTCCGAATTTAATATCTTTAATACTTACTGGTATAACATCTGTACTTGCAAATCCATAGTTTGATGCATATACTGCAAAGATATCAAACGATGTAACATTTGAACAACCCACTAAGTTTAAACGATGCACTGAATAATCGTCACCATTGTTAAAGGATGATTCTGTAATTGTTTCAGATGGGTTATTATTTAAAGATAAAACTAAGTAAGCCCCCGTATTTGTGAGTTTCTTGTATTTATATTTGAACTCGATGTATTTGTATGATTCTAAATTATTACCAGTTCCTTTTACAACACTCACTGCATATGAAGGTGATACAGTTGAAAGAGATATTGATAAAGGAGTAGATTGATATGTATTATTTGTTACAAATGGTCCGGTTAATTGTATATCGCTCATTTATATCACGTCCATCCTAATCCACCCTTCCACCATGAATCATTTATTCCTGGGAAGTCTATTACTACTACCATATTTACAGAGGTTAAAAATTCATAATCTAATGGTGATATAGACTGTATACCTGCTGTATTTGTAGTAACCTGTGCAACTGCAGAACTTATTAACACCTGTGTATCCGCATTAAATATACGTGTTCTTGGTGGCAATAATCCAAGAGATGGCGCACCTATATTGAAATGGAGTTTATCGTGACTATATGTAGTAATTGTTCCTGCCATTGGCTGACATGGATAACACTGTTGAATAACAGTATCATGAACAAATATGTTTACTTTTACTTGTGTTGCTTTTGTAATTGCAACACGAAGACTGACATCTAAACACTCAAATCCACTTACTGATTCAAACTTTGCTTTAATGAACGGCCAATCATTTTGTAATTGTTCATTGTAATCACATGTATGCTTAACAACAGATACTTCATTTTGCATATCAGAGGTTAATACTTTATCGATTATGGTATAGTTATCAGATGAAAATGCTAATCCTACTTTAACTTTTTTTACTGGAGAACTTCCATGTTCATTTGGTGTAGCAAATACTTCAAAACCATCATATGCTAACTTTACTTCGTTTCCTTGCCAAATCATTTGTTCCCCAGAACATTCTATTGGTGCTCCGAGTTCAACCTGGGGCATAATGTCCATATCCGACATAATGTTATTTAATGTAAGTGTACTTTTGTCGGTAGTCCACGCCTTTAATGTCTTTAAGTCTAAAACTTTAAATCCTTTAAACGTTGCATTACTTACTACACTCTTTACGTTTATTGTGTATGATCCGCCATATCCTACGGTAGTTGATGAGTTATCTAGCGTAACTCCTGTTGCTTCGTGAACTGTAATATTACATCTTCCAACGCTTTTTGCTCTTATATGCAGAGTATGCATCTCATCCGGATATAAAAATGGAATATTTTCTATAACAACATTTACTGCTATTTGAAGACCATCTGACGTAGGAATTGCTTTATATCCGGTTGCAACTTTCTTCCCGTCGAAATTAACAGATGCTAAAACATATCCTTTTGGAAGGATAGTTGTTACATCTAGTTTAGCAACTCCATTAGTATTACAGGATTCAATCTCTTCTATTGGAAGAATTTCTTTTCCATTATTATCGTCGTCGGTTACTAAAATATAAAATTTAGAACATCTACACTCTTTTGCTTCTACCATTTTATCACCTTTATAATAGATCTAAATTCCCACAATCGATAGATATATTATATACTTTATTATCTACGATGGTTACATTAGACTCTTTTACTTCTGATCCGGCAGCATTTGCAAATGTTACTACTTTATTTTTTGCTGTAGTTGAATTACTTAATGGCGATAGTGCTGCGGGTATAGTTGGAAGTGCAAATAACTCATACTTCTTTGATACTGCATTATATCCTAGGTAACTCTTATCTACAGGACTTACGATATTTATATCAGAAAGATCTGTTATTTTATGAGTATGTAAAATTGCAGCATATGTGCTAGATAATGAAACTGCACCGGTTTTACCATCTACTGATACAACTCCAGATGTAGGGCGAATTATATCCCATGAAGTCCCATTATATATAATCCAATCAGATACATTAAGGCTAGTAGAACTAATAGTACAGGTTTGGTCAATGACATAGAAATCTCCTGTAACTGGTATAGATGGGAACGATGTTCCATGATATAAACCTTTATAACTTAAGCCCCCACCAATAGATTGTGGTAATTGACTTGCTACTACTTTACCATCAGTCCCAAGTGATGCTAATCCGGACGCATTACCCTTTGAACTTATAAAGGAATCGATTGCCGCATGTGTATTTACACCAATATCTGATAGATCATTATGCGAGTGTACGTGTACACTTGGTGCAAACATTGTATCTGTTTTACCATTAAGTAATGCAGAGTTTGCTGCCTTTTCTGTCTTAAGTAGATATTCAACGTGACCATGATCACCGCGTGCTACTTGAGTTGAACCTGTTCCAATGTTAAGTGCAATTTGCTGCCCACTTATTGTAATACCTATTCCTGATACGGTTACAGGACTGTGTAAGTTACTTATCTGCGCATCTGTTAAGTGATTTACATTTGGAAGTAAATTGCTTTGATGATTGTATGCCCATCCTGCGGAGATTGCAGAGGTACTTCCACTTGTAGGTGCTATTAATATTGTAATTCCCGGTATTGAAGAAATTAAATCTTTAACTGCTTTTTCTGTTAAAATGCTTGTATTAGATGGTGTTGCTGATAATGCAGTTAACACATCATATCCTATAGATGATAACGTAACTCCGGTATCTGCCCATACTGGAATTTGTCCAATTACGGCACCGGCAATTGCCTTCATCTGTTTATCGTTAGTTACATTTGATAAATTAATATCATCCTTTGTTAATGTAACTGAGGTTCCTGTTTTACCGTTTACACTCTGAACGTAAGTACCGGTTGATAATGTAATCCACTGTGTTCCATCATAGACATAGGTCTTACCCTCGTCTGTTCTAATACACATATCTCCCTTTGAAGGAGACGTAGGAAACGCAGTTCCAACAGTTACGTTATTTAGTGCAATAGAACTAATAAACTGTGATGGGACCTTGCCAGTCGAATCTAACGGTGCATATCCATTTGCAATACCTTTATTTGCTACATTTTCTGGAACATATCCAAGGGCTTCTTGTTTATTTGACCATGACACAATCTGAGCATCTGTTACAATGCGATGGGTTGTATCTGATATTAGATCTAATAATCTTGTTGGAATTGGAAGTGTAACATTGTCAGTTAATGCTAATCCATTGATGGTTCTAGTCTTTGGAACGTATTTATTAAACTCTGTTACAAGATCTGCTTGTTCTGTAATTGTTCCGGTAATACTTCCCCAGACTCCTGAGGATATTGCTGCAATTGCTGCAATTACAATTTCATTTGCAGTTTCTGTAATTGTAATACCAGATCCAGATTTTATAGATTTGAATCTTAAAGTGTCGTTTAACTTATCTAAATAGATCGACGCACCTGTTCCAAGTGATAGGCCAGTTACTGCATTCATTGCAGACCAATTACCCATTCCATCTAGGAATGTAGAAGCATCACCTGATAACTTTGGTAAGAATCCTGCAGCGGAATTAGAAGCAACGCCGTGAGTATGATTCGTAATTGCGAGTCTTACTCCGGTTTCTGTTAATATTTTACTTTCGGATGGTGTAGCATTGTAAAGACTGGTTACTTCAAATCCACCTGCTAGTAAACTTCCGGTGTCTGCCCAAATTGGAATGTATCCTGCTACTGCATTGGAGATTGCTTGGATTGCTTTATAGTTTTGTACGTTACTTAATCCAAGGTCTGATGCTGTTAATGTAACTGAGGTTCCTGTTTTACCGTTTACACTCTGGATACCACTGGTTAATGATAATTCTATCCATTGAGTCCCGTCATAGATATATGACTTACTAGTAGAGGTATTAATGAAAATATCTCCCTTTGTTGGACTTGATGGGTAATCAGTTCCAGAAGTAATAGTTCCTAGAGATAATGCAGGAATTAATGAACTATCAATTTTACCATTTGATCCTAATCCTACGTAACCACCTGCAACATTTTTATTTGTTGCATTTTCTGGAGTATAACCTAATGCATCTTGCTTACCACTCCAAGTTGCCTTCTCTGCTTCAGTTACTAATCTGTGAGCAGAGTCATCTGAAAGATCTGATAGTTTAGTTGGTATAGTTAATGTAATATCAGAAGATAGCGGCATTCCATTAATGGTTCGTGTAATTGGTACTTTTGCATTTAACGCTGCTATAAGATCTGCTTGGTTACTTAGCGATCCCTGAATAATACCCCATGATACAGAGGTAAGACCTCCTCCACTCCCAGAAATTAGTGTTGATATATCTACGTAAGTTCCTAGACCTGTAAGTACATCGGTTGAATTTCCAGATAATGCAGAAAGAAATCCGGCACTTGATAATGATGCTATTTGATGTGTATGAGATGCTGGTGGAAAAGAAACTGGTATATTTTTTATATTTTCCCATGCAACAGATTCTGCAGCATCAACAACATTGTCGTGATCTGTATCATAAATGGCTTGATACATATCTCCGCCAGAACCAGTTCCGCCACTCCCACCACCAGAAATATGTGGTGGATAAAACATTAGTACACCCCACCGTGTTCTGTTAATATAAAGTGAGTTAACGTAATATCCGTAGAGGTTCTAAAATTTAATTTATCTCCTCTTCTAAGTGCAATTGTAAATGCATAACACCCTTTTACTAATTGTGATCCTGAATCTGGATATGGTTCAACGTATACTATTCCAGTTTCACCATTAGTTCTAACTAATGAAAAATAAGTTGCTGCACTTATTCCCATCATAATAGTGTAAAACGATATGCCATCGTCACCGGTGTTCTGGATTTTATTTACTATATCTTCATCAAGAATATCTACACCGGTATTGGCCTGGGCGCCAGTGAGTGCCACGCGCGTGTAGGTTCGTATGTCTTGGACTCCATTGTATCCCATGTTTTATCACCATGCTCTACTTTGGACTAATTCTATAAATTTTACCTATTATATAAAGAATGTAATTATCACAATGTATATATATTAAAAAAGAAAGAGATGTATGAGCCGACAACCGAATAGATAGTTTGGGTCTTATGATCCTGAATTATCTTTATTACAGGTCGAGCATCCTGAATCTACTTTTACTGCGTCCGTCGCTTCGATCATTGGTGCTTTTACGAGTGTTATATTATCAATTGTTACGTTTTTACCCACCTTCATAAAAGTAACTACATTATTATTGTTTGTAAGTAAAATGTTGTGATCTTCATCTTCTGATTCAATTATGTACATTGAATTTGAAGGGAATGTCATTATTACTTGTTCTAATAGTTCTTCTGCCATTTTAACTCCATGGTGGTTTAAGTGTTGTAGTAAGTCTTATACAGTTTAACTGGGCGGCGACTCCCTGCATCATTGATGCGCTACTGACTACGGCGGAACCGCATGCTATGATATAAACGGTGGAATATGATGTAAGCGGACCTATGAGAACAGTGTCCGTTCCTGAGGTTCCGGTCATGAATGTTCCTAGACCATATCTGGTATTTGTATTTGTTCTGTTACACCATTGCCATTGATGTCCCGAGCTTCCGGAATCTATCATTGAGTATCCCTGGTGGTTGAATGTACAGCGGCATACAACGTGATATGAACTGAATACTTCTGGTGGTGCGAAGTATATGAGCAACGCTCTTGTGACTGATGCGTAACCCCATGAACTATTTACAGAGTTACAATACCAGTTACTTCCATTACACCTCATTACGTTTTCTGCACTTCCACTGCATGATCCGGCGTAGTTCTGGAGAGTGGTAGAGAAGTATGACATATTACATGAACTTGTATCAAAGTTTATGCTTCTTGCATAGGTCCATTTTATGTTAGTGGTTTGTCCAGATTCGGGGGCGGTTACATGTACTGCTGACCAGGTTGAATTTGCAGCGCCTCCGACATGGGCGGTATCATTTGGATCGTAATATGTGCCTGTAGATAGGTTAGAGCCGCTTATTGAGGTACATGATATACGAGGTACGCTACTTACCCCCGTGAGTCCACCGTCGGTCCAGATCATGAATTCAAGGATATATTCCTTACCTGCTTTAATTGGGCCATGAGCGGCTTGGGAGATTTCGACATATCCAGATGCACAGGTTTGACTGGATAACTCTAGTTCCCAGCGTGGGTTATCTTTATGGTCCTGGTCAGAATAATCATCGTATTCCCAGATGCGTATGTTTTCACTATAGACTCCATAGGTTATTGTGTTACTAATAGGGGTTCCACCATTTAGATTCCCAAGGTCATATGCTAGTGTTACGCTTAATGGTGCTACGGCAGGAGTACATGATACTTCTATGGTTTTGGTGTATGTTTTATCGGCTGAACTATATACAAAATCGTCGCAGTCTGATTCAGATGACCGGGGTATCATATTGATTCCGTCTATGGTGGATGCGCAAGCATTGAGATCATATTTATCGCATTTTAAACATTCAAATGTGAATGTTCCATCAGATTCGGTTGTTCCACTAAGTGCGGTTTTATCATCACAGCATGCATCGGATGAAGGCGTTAATGTTAAAGGTACTCCAGAACTCCCTGCGTTTACTTTAAGACAGGGAGAGATTATATCTGTCATTTCTTTTATGTTCTCCCGTCATCGTCATAATATCCTTTGTAATATCCAAAGGAGAACGATAGTTTAACTTTGCAATTACCTTCGGTTTCACCATAGATCTTGTTATTTACCTGGTGAAGTTTATCGGCCTCTTTCATTCCTTCATTCCATAGATTGGGTGAGAAATGTAGATATTCGTATGCATCGTAAAGCAATTTGTTATTTGCGGTATTATTCTTGGGGTCGTATGATTTAGTAAACTGAATTACTTCACCATCTGCTACGGTTGTCGGAAACTCTTTACCATTGAAATAGAGTTTTATTTCATCTGGTATTGGTGTATAACTTGGATATTTGAGATTATCATCAGATTGGGCAGTCTTGACTCCTGGTTTACAATACCAATAAAATGTAACTCTTACTATTTGCGTGATGCCCGAAATTGTAAGATCACTTGCATAATCGTAGGTTTCGTCATATGAACCTGCCACAATTCTTGTTTTACGTAGGTAGTATGGATATGCATTTAGATTTTCGAACGTTGATTGATATGTGACTGAACCAAGATAATTGGTCATTTGGATTTCTGGTTTAGATGTTCCTGTCGGGAATGAATGCTGAAATACAACACCACAAGTTCCTGGGAGGTCTGGATCGAGCGGGGTCATATAGAAGTCATAGGTTGTGTTTGTGTTATATACAGGAATCTCTGTTTGTTTATCATTGAATGCAGATGCTTGTGCTTGGACAACGTAACTTCCTTTTGGCATGTTTGAAATCGTTACTTTACCAACGGAGGTGTTTTGCTCTTCTCCAAGGGCCGGAATCTTAACACTTGCATATTCTTTGATGAGGGAACCGGTTGCATTTGCATTGTATAAACTAACAGTAAGAGATACTGGATCGGTTACTGGGTCTCTTCCTGGATAAAGATCGAATGTTTCATCAAAGTCCTCGCCCTCGCTCACGTAGCGGGAGGTGGTCATTGTTTTGTACCCAAGTGCTTTGATTACAATGTTGTAGGTCTTGTTTGGATCTACTGAGTTATAGGTAATGAATCCGGCAGTTACATTTTCAGTTACATTTGTTCCGAAGGTTACGGTTGCGGGGGTGGTTACAGTCGCACTTGTATTTGCATTTGCGAAACGGAGTGTAACTTTAACTGGAACTGCTTTGTGAGTTAGTGTAATGTCTTCTTCTACATCTTCGCCGTCTACGTAGACGAATGAATGACCTTCTTCATATACTGGGCCGCTTGCATATATGGTATACGATCCATTTGGAATACTGTCGAATTCTGCCTTACCCGTGATGGTTGTTATGTCATGTGTATCAAACCATACTTTTATTGAATCGGTGATGAGGTTATTAGTTGAAGAATCCTTTAATGTGATGGTGATTTTTCCACTTGTGGATTTAATCTTGTTCATATGGATTTCTTCGTTATTATCACCTGAGTTTATATATAATGTAGTTTGTTCTGTTTCGTATCCTGTGCATGTACATGTAATATTTATGGACTGTTCAGAGGAGAGTGTTATAGATGCCTTTCCTCCAGACGTTGTTAAATTATGGCTAGTTCCATTTGCTTCAGTAATTAAGATGCTACTTTCTGGGGTGGTTAATATACTTTCATAGCCTTTGTAGACAGTGATGTTTAGAGTTCCTGGAGCAGGAATTTTATCTAATGATACCGTTTCGTTTACTTTCCATGCATCTATACTAGTTAACTGACTTGCATCTTTATACTCTGGATTTGTTGCGGAGATGATATAATCTTGTCCAGTTATAACAGCAAATGAGCACTTACCAGAATCTGTATTTTTTGTTCCTACGTCTACCAGGGTGGTTTTATTTGTAAGTTTAACAGTAGCGTAAATTGGTTGATTATTTGAACTATCAACTGTTAAAATTTCAAGGGTTGCTGGGTCCCCTGGATTCGGCTGGTATTTTTCTGTTAAGTATATGTCTTCGTAGTCGTCACCTGAATAGTTGTAGGTATATTCTTCCTGATCTATGTAAGTTCCTGCATTTACGTAGATAGTATATCCATCCCCATATGGTAGATTTGGAACTGTAAACATTCCGGTGGTAATTATCTGTGATTTGTCAACTACCCCTGTCTTTACGATTCTTACTGTTGCTGGGAGTGTATATAGAGTGGTTCTGCTGTTTGGTGTGAATAATCTGATGATTAGATCACCCATATTACGATCCATGGTAATCTCTTCGGATGTGTTCCAACTGTCTACAGTTACTGTTTGGGTATGTGTTGCATATTTATTTGCAGATACTGTTACTGTAAGTTGCTTGCGTGGTAAATATGTAAACTTACAGTTGGATGCAGTTGTTTGTGTTTGTGAGACACTAGGTCCAGTTATATTAACACTTGCAACAGTTACAAGCCCTATTTTGTCAGTCTTGCTGTCTAATAGAGTAATAAGGAGGTTTCCTACCGATGGGGTTAAATCTACTTCTTCTACATAGACTGATGCATTTTCACATGGTGATGCAGTTTCCTTAGAAATTGCTATCTTTTTGTTTTCCCAATATGTACTTTCAATTGATAGATCTATTGAACTATTAGATGCAAACGCAGTTGATGGGAATATAAGTTCACCGTCTGTTGGAGAATAGATTAAACTATCCTTTAGGTCAACTACAGTTATTAATCCACTACCCTTAATTAGTGTATCTAATTCAGAGTCTTTGAATTGAATAACTATTGGAAGTATGCGATCATCTTCCTGGGTTGTGAGGTTTACTACGGAGGTTACTGTAGATTGCGCTGAATCGCATTTTAGGGTTGTTCCTGATTCAACAGAGGCAAATCCATTCTTACTGAAGTTGATGTCTACTTCGGATTGTTTACCAGCGTCTATTTTAGTTTTAAGGTGGAATGTTCCGGTATATAATCCACCACCTGCATCTTTGAGAGTTATTGGTGATTTAGGAATATCACTGCCAGTTACTATTACGCTACCACCAGATACAGGACCTTCTGCCTCTCCGTTTTTACATGTTGCACCTTGGTTTCCTGCTCCAGTTACGTATACTTTGAGTGTTGCATCCCATTCTTCAACGTCTGAATTTGGACCTTTTACAAATACAGTAAAGTGGCATGTAGATGTATTTTGACCAGGTGCTACGGTTTGTAATACTGATGCTTCTCCTTCTGACCATCCATCTGCGGTTGGAGAAACATTCATGCTTAACTTGTATTGGGCGTTTTTACCGCCAATTTGTGCGGTTGTAACTTTTGCTACCCCGGTTGCCGGACCAGATCCTTTAATATTAGGAGTTGTGCACGATGAATTCTCTACGCTTCCTCCGTTAACTGCATCAACAGAGAATGTAACATCAGAGTATACATCTGCTGGAACATCAGCGTTGGTATCTTCTTCGAGGACATTAACTGATACATTGATGATGCCCGGTCCTGCTAATTTGAATACTACTGAATGTGCTTTTCCTACATTGTTAAATGAAATCGAGTCTACGGCACCAATAGAACTTCCATCTATTATAGTATCAATAAGTGTAAATCCATCATTTGGGGTGCAATAAACATCGGTGGATTCCCCTTGCTCTACCATGATATCCTGGAGTGGATTTGTAGTGCATGCGCCCGCAGGGGTGGAAGATACAGAGATTTTGAATTTATTGGTATTTGCATCGAAGGTAGAGATAGTTACACTGTGAGCCTGACCTACTTCTGTAAATTCAACTCCTGATATCGCACCAAATGATTTACCATCGATTGCTACGTCTTTGATGTGATATCCATTTACTTCTCCAATATCGATTGTTACATCGTCGCATTTCATTACCTCTGCATGCAGTGGATTAGCAGTTGCAGTAGTTGGACAATCTACTGTTATTGCGTAGGTAGGAGATGCTAGGAATGATGCATGTAATGAGTGTGGATTTCCTACACCTTTGAATGTAAATTCTGCTGGGCGACCAACATCTTTTCCATCTACTGTTACAGATTTAAGATAGGAATTGTCATTAGCAGACATTGTAACAGAGAGTTCTCCACCATGTTCTACAGTTTGTTGTCCAGTTGGATCACATTTACCTGGGCCGTCAGAGGAGATGTTAATTACGTGATCCCCAGTTCCTTCTTTAAATACTGCGTTGATCTTATGGTTCTTACCAACACGATTGAATTCAAAGGTTTCAGATGCACCGTATAATACATCGTCTACAGTAAGGTGGTCGATATACCAGCCCGAGGCAGCCTCGAAATCTATGGTTCTCTTACATCCTGCATTAACGCCAATTGCCGATGCATTTGGTTTAATTGTCCCGCTTCCTTCTTTGGTTACGGCTATTGAATAGTCGTATGTTCCAAAATTTACGGCTACCGTATGGTTAGCACCTATGTTTGTAAATGATAAAGAATTTGCACCGCTATATGTTTTGCCATCTACTAATACTGACGTTACTCGATGTAGTTTATCTACTGGAACAAAGGTAAGTTCTACACTATCTCCAGAAGCAACACCAAGTTTGGTTCCGTTTATTGCAACACCATCTGCGTATACTGACCCTTCCCCGGATTTAGTTACGGTGATTATATAATCTGCGGGTTTTGTTACAACGGATATAGTATGATTCTTTCTGATGTTAGATAATGTAATGGTACGTGCTGCACCTTTATCTGATCCATCTACAAGGATCTTTGCAACACAGTATCCTTCTGCTGTAGTTATTTTGAAAGTCTTAGAGCTTCCAGTTGCACATGTTACGCTACCTGATGGTGAAATTGTTGAATGGGAGTCGGCAGATGCTGTAACTGTCCAATCCCCTGTTCCAAATTCTACTTCAATGGTATGGTTCATTCCTACATTATCGAAGGTAAATGAATCGTAACAAGAAACTGCTTTTCCGTCTACTTTTACTGAACGAACTGCGTTAACTCCGGTTGGAGTGAAGAAGAAACGCTGTGAGCCTCCCTGAGCAATTTCAACAGATGGTCCTGGTGGTGTAACTGTTCCGCCACCAGTTCCTGTAGTTGAAACAGAGATTGTATAGGTTGCACCCTTCTTAAATGTGGCTTCAAGAGTATGTGGACCTGTTACATTTGTAAATGTATACTTTGCGATTTTACCTTGGGATACACCATCGACTTTAACGTCTGCAACACCATAACCTTCGTCAGGAACGATTTTAAAGGTTTTTGATTTACCATAGGCTACTCCGACATTACCGTCGGGGCATACCATTCCGTTATCATCATGGGTAACGGTAATCATAGGTACGCCAGTTCCACCAGTGAAATCGGCCTCTATTGTATGATCACGGCCTACTTTCTTGAATGTGTATTTGGAGATTCCACCTTTTGAAGTTCCATCGACTTTAACTTCACTTACAATGTGACCCGATGATGGCATTATGGTAAAGGATTGGTCTTCTCCTTTTTTGACGAATACTGTTCCAGATGGGCTAATTGTTCCATCGTCTACAGTAGATGTTACAATTTTATATCGCTCTACGCACGTGTAGTTATTATAATAGAATACGGTGATAGATGCATTTCCGGTTGCTCCTCCTGGGTATGTAATAGTCAAGTTAAAACTGAATGGTTTACCGTCTTCTGATTCGTATCCAGAGATTGAGAAGGATTGGGTCACCGGGGCAAATACGGCAGATACGTCTGGTGCTGCTCCCATTGTTACAGAGATGTTACTATCACTACAAGATACGGATGCTGAACCGCTCCCGCTACAGTCTGTTGGAGTAAAGGTAAGCATTCCTACTCCACCGGCAATCTTGCATGAACCGGGTGATACGCCAATTGATGTAGTGCCGGTGAATGTAGCAGATGAAATATCTATAGTTGCGGTGTTAAGTTCTTCGTTGTCGTCGGTAGTTCCATCTGATCCATCATCGGAGCCACCAGAATCACATCCCCCGTCTGATTCAGGATCTACGTCGTTCTTTGAACATGTAGAATCGTCACCATCGTCGGTGTTGTCATCATCAATGGTTATAGTAGTTTCAGTGGATGATCCATTACCCCCACCAGAATCATCGTAGTTATTATCTTCTTCATTGTTACAGGAAGTGGTTTTACCATCATCAATACTATAGGTAGTTCCAGTTCCACCTACACCATCATCTAATGAGCCCTTTGGAGAATCGTCATCGGTATTGCCTGTTCCACTACATGCCCCATCATTGATAATTACTGGCTCTAGGAGATCGTATGACACTGGCTTTGCTTTATCATCTACTGTATATTCTGTCATGTTGAAGAGTCATCTCCTTTGTAGAGATTTACGGTAACAGACCTATTGGATACTTTACCGGCTGTATAATATTCTGGATTGTATGGATCAGTATATGCATCTCCATATTTCGATACACTTGGATCATCGCAACGAGGACTTCCGATATTTACTTTAACGTAGATTATATCGTCTGTAGATGCTGGAAGTTTAAGTTCATCGTCAATGAGGAACATACCACCACCGTTACCACAAGAAGCAGGTGTATTGGTATCAGAAGTCCCACCTGATGATTTAGCATCGATGATTTCTTTCCATCCTTTGAATTTGTCAGTGGCTGTAGAACCTTCTACTTCAATAACACCATAGTCTGCGTATACGTCGGTATCGGTTGAAATGCTATTTGCCCCGTCTACAAGAGATAATGTGGATTGATAAATATCGAAGATGCTTTTTTTATCGTCACCGATCACGCAGGTGGTCCCATCTGATGAACTTAATGATATTTCACGGATGATGTATTCTTTCCATGGCATTATCATTTCTGGCTTGTCCTTTTCAAGGGTGAGATCACCAATTTTGTTAAATGAATCTGCTGGTTCTGGATCAATGTAAACTGTACTTACATCGCCCCAGTTTACTTCGTAAGATACAGATCCTTGGGCACGCTCTTCCATTACACGGGCCGCAATAGCGTTTAATTCTGCTTCACTGAATGCTCCGTCTATTTGATATGTAACTGAACGAGCGGGGTCGGTTCCTGCAGATCCGGTGATTATCTGGGAGCCATTGGTACAACGGACATATACCATAGTTGCCGGAACCTGGGTCTGGGATTCTGTCTTTTTAGATGATGTGAATAATGGAATAGATGCTCCGGTAATTTGTTCGCGTGTGCGTCCCGCGTATAGTTTTCCACCAAGAGAACCGTCAGCATTGAGGCGGATATCGAACCACATATTGTATCCACACCAATCCATAATGACTCGCTTTAGTGCCATAAAGATGCTCATATGCGTTAATACTAGGGATGGTAACCCCGAGCTTTCGGTCTGGCCTATGATAGAGGTACGACTGGATAATTCTTGGTTTTCACTGGTATCTACAAATTCAATGGATATTCCACTTTTGTTGAAATCATTGACTATTTTATCTATGTAATATCCAATGGTGCGTTTATCTCCTGACCATGGTTCACGTCCATCTATACGAACTTCTGGTTGGAATAAACCGATGACTGAATCTGATTGACACTTAGAATCCCATAGAACATAGGAAATTTCATCAAGACGGCATGATGCACGTCCGTCTTTATCGTAACTACGCTCACGCATATATCCATCGAACACGCGGATGTTCTTATAGAATATCTTTGCATAGTTCTCTTTGGTCATATCAATGGCAAATTCTTCTATTGTTTTGAATGTTGCATTACTGACCTTGTCCATATACTTTGTTACTTCTACGTCAGTGATTGCAGTCTTATTGCCGTTATTTAATGCAACGTGCCAATCTGATAAGTAATCTACCATATCCACCCACCTCCAGAATTAACAATACCAAATAATGTTAATGTAACATTGAGAAATCCAGCAGTCTTTGCATCACGTTCAGTTGATATACCATCAATGAGCCATAGAGTTCCTGGAGTCATTTCTGGGTATTTTGATGATGCAGATGCAACTCTTACATATTTACCTGCATGGACTTTTGCCATGATATCATAACAAGTATGTCCGAAGGGGTATGACTGGTCACCAAAGTGTCCTTGTATACTCACACTACGGCCCTCAGAACCGAGTCTTGTAGTGAAGGGGTGGGGAAAGTATGGTACGTATTCATAAAGGGCACGTGCTTCGTCTGTGATGCGTTTAACACAAAGTGGTGGTAACGCCCCAATCTTGATATATGTATCAGCAACTTCTGGGTCTGATTTGTATAAATCAAGGATCAGGTTGTCGGTCATTGAGTCGCCTCACTATCGGTCCATATATATGATAAGACCATTGAAAATTCGAAGATTCCGCGCTTTTCTGCTGATCTATCAAAAGAGAATGAATCAATGTTCCATTCTGAATTTGGGGCAAGTTCAAAGATTGCCCCCGCTGCATTATCTATTACCTGTACTGTAAATCCTATATTTTTGAAGATATCTTCGTAAGAGGTTATATTTGATGCTGCTGCAGATGCACCTTCAAATACTCCAGTGAGGGTCACAGTGCGGTTTTCGATACCTTGGACAAGGACCTTTGGTGTATCACCATATCCGGAGTATTCCTTCTTAGCTCTTGTATCGGCCTGAATACGCTTAACATGAATATTAGGAAAAACGAATTTAGGGGTTTTTATTTTTCCCTTACATCCTGATTGTCCATTGTAATTCATGGTTTCTTTATATTCATTTACCTGTAAGGAAAGAACCGCCATGATTAGTACCTCTTTGCATATATTCCAAGTTCCTTTGCAACTTTTCTTACGATATCATCAGTGGTTGTTTTGTCTGCATTTCCTTGAACAGTTATGTGAATGTCTATGTTTTGTTCTATAGACTTTCCACCTGATGTTGAATCACTGTTTATAACTTGGACTTTACCACTATATATATCATCTAAATTCGTACTTCCGTAGTTAGATTTTATTGCAGATGCATCGTTTGATTTTGAAATTGATGCAGATACTTGGTCTCTTGTAGGAACATTATTGATTGTATTTGAGATCTTTTCGGTTATCTGGTTGCTTACTGCATTCTTTAATACATCGCTGATTGCACTTGATAATACTGAGTTTCCAGTTTCAACTCCCTGGGATAACTGGTTGATGATCTCATAACCGGACTTTGGAAGTCCTACTAGAGGTCCTTCCCTTACAGGTGAGTGCGGAATCTGACTTGATGCACCCGAAAGAGCATTCTTCATTGCAGAGGTAATTGCACCCTTGCCTGAACTAATACCTGCTGCTACTTGATCTGCAATCTTGCGACCTGCTGATCTTGCCTCACTTGCAAACGCATTAAGTGCTGACTTTGCTCCACTTAATGCAGATTTCATGGAACTTCCTAATTTATTTCCAGAGGAATTAAGACTTGAAATCATTGCATCCATTGCAGTTGCAGTTGCTTCTTTCCAGTTACTTGATGAACTTACGATTTGGTTACCTGCGTCAAGGATTACTTTCTCCATTGCAGTCTTTGCTGGCTGATCTGCGTTCTTGATGCAGTCTGCGAATGTTTGCATTAATTTATCTACTGCAGTCTTTACCTGGCCCTCACTTGCAGTTACACTGTCCGACATTGCACTAATGAGGTCCTTCATTACTCCTTTTAATTCACCTTCACTATTAGATACTGTCTTTGTTGTATCCTTCATGGTGTTGTCCATTGCATTTTGGACATCCTTTGTACCCTCGATTGACTTACCACTTGCAGACATTAAATCTTTCATTTTTTGTGCTGCTTCTGGATTTGTTTTCTCTATGATACTTACAAGTAACTGCATCTGCTCTTGCATCTTTGGACTGATTACATTACTGCTTGCAAGTTGTGCTGCCATTGATTCTGCAATTGCAACAGTTGCTGCATCAAAGTTACCTTCGTTGCTGGTAATTACATTGATTGCAGATTTCATCTGATCGCCAGTTGCTGCCTTAAATTCATTGCTTGCGGCGTAAGTTGCAGCCATACCCTTAACAATTGCTTTTACGGCCTCAGCGAACTTTGGATCTGTCTTTTCTACTTCCTTTAACCATCCATCATTCATTAAGGTGTTAAGTGCATGTGTTGTATCTGTATCGTTTTCGAATGTTGTCTTAACGGTATCTAGGTATTTATTTGCGCCTTCTGTTGCATATTGTGGACCCTTTTGATTAATGATGGTTCTAAGATTGTCTAGCATTGAAGAGGCAGCACTATCCATCTTGTTTGTAGCAGAGAATGTTTTATTGAATGAATCTACATAAGTTGTAGCATTCTCGGTTCCTACTTTTGTTGCTTCTTCTCCTGCAGCAGTTCCAAAGATAGTCATTATTGTGGCAGCAGCAGTCTTCATCTTTAATGGTGATGTATCAGTTATTGCAGATCCAAGTAATGAAATAATTTTGTCTGCAGTTCCTGGCATCTTCTGTGTAGCACCATCATTGATTCCATCTGTTACCGCGCCTGCTACATTGTTTCCGGCGTCGTTTGCAGCAGTTTTGTTAGACTCCATTCCTTGACCGAGTTGGTTTACAACTTCGGCACCAGATTTCTGAAGATCTTTTAGAGGTCCGCGTTCTGCGGGTGAGCGTGGGAAGAATCCCATGATCCATTCAAGGACTGATTCTAATGGCGATTGAATTACACTCTTTGCTTCTTTAAGGCCGTTTCCAACCTGTTCAAGGAGTTTTCCACCCCAGTTCTTTGCGCCAGTTACAAGTCCATCCCATGCAGTAGTTATTATGTTTATAGTGTTCTGGAATGTAGTTTGTAAGACTGATTGTGCAGATGAAATTCCAGAGCTTAAGTTAGTAATAATACTTGTTCCCTGTGCAGAGATTGTAGAAACAATTCCCTGAACGGTGGTTGTTATTACTCCGATTGTAGTGCTTATTGCACCAGTAATTGTTCCAGTTGCTGATGAGATTCCAGCACTTAGGTTTGCGATAATGCTTGCCCCTAGTGCGGTGGCTCCTGCAATGAGGGTCTGGATTGTTGTAGTTATTACGGTGATTAAAGTGGTTATTACACCGGTTACAACTGCGATTCCTGCAGATATTCCACTTCCTAAGTTAGTTACAATACTAGTTCCTAATGCAATTGCAGTCTGTGCAAAGGATGTAAATAATCCAGTTACAGTTGCAATCATCGTCTGAACAGCGGTGATTAGGGTATTGAAGTTAAAGATTCCTCCTTCACCAAATACTCCGGTAAATGCCTGGGTAATACTAGAGGCTAACCCAGTAAACTGTTCTGTTGCAGTTGCTATGAATGTAGATGCAGTTGTGACGAGGGTGTTAAAGTCTAGGATTCCACCCTGTCCAAAGATACCAGTGAATGACTGTAAGATGGTTGATGCAAGCCCACTGAATGACCCACCGATTGTATCTCCAATTCCACTGAATCCTGCAATGATATTATTTGCGTTAAGGATACCACCTTCTCCGAATACCTGATCCGCGATACCTTTAACTGAGTCGGATAATCCACCGAAGGATGATCCAATTAAACTTCCAATGCCTGAGAATCCAGTGATGATACTCTGTGGATCTAATAAACCTCCAGAACCAAATACACCGTTGATTGCACCACCGACGGCTTCTTTAATTCCAGTAAATGCACCACCAATTGAATTGCCGATTCCAGAGAATCCCTTGATGATACTTTGTGGGTCTAGTAATCCACCGCTTCCAAAGAGTCCATTTACTGCATTTCCTACTGCTTCTTTAATTCCACTGAAACAACCACCGATTGTTGCACCTATACCAATAAATGCATCTACTGCGGTCTTTGCTGCTGTAGAAGCCACTGATCCAATCGTATTAAGTGCGGTTCCTACGGCTGATCCTGCAGTGTTGAATGCACTTCCTATTAATGTACCTACATTACTAAATGCTGCTATAATTCCAGTAACTGATGTCTTTCCAAGTGAGACCATTGTATTGAATACAGTTCCTGCAATAGATGATGCTGTATTAAATCCTGCACCTATTACAGAACCAATAGTAGAGAAGTATGCCCCGATTTCATCTTTTGTATTTGAAGCCCCGGTTACAAGTGCCTTATATACAGTTGATGCACCAGTAGATGCTAGATTAAACCCGGCTCCAATTATAGATCCAACGGTGCTAAAGTATGATTTTACTTCTCCAACAGTGTTACTTGCTCCGGTTGATATAACTTTATAAACTCCGGATATTACACTTGTTGCTCCACTAAATGCGGAGGAAGCAAAGTCTGATACTGCTTTTGCAGCCGGTCCTACATATTTTTGTAGTCCTGCTGCTAGACCTTCTCCAACAAATCCTGAAACAAAGTCACCAATTGCACCGAATCCTTTCTTTAGTTCACCGCATAATGTCAATACTAACTCATCGATACCTTTTCCAAATAGAAGGAATCCAGCGGTTAGACTTGCTAATACTTCTCCTACCTGACCAGGAACCAATGCCTTAACTGTATTAATTATATTCTTAAAATTGGAGAATCCCTCATCTGATACATTATTTGTTGCGTATTCTGCAAATGCTGCAGTTACACCAAAGTCAAAGGTACTTACGATCTTACTCCATCCAGTTCCAGTAGCCTTTTTGACTTTATCTTTTAGATCTTGTGCATTTACAGCGGTCTTTGCTTCTTCACCAACTAGGGCCATTTGAGTATACATAGATGCAGGTAATGCAACCATGAATGCTTTACTTAGAAGACCAAGACCAGTTTGTGCTACACCTGCTAGTTTTCCGGCATTAACCCCGACTGCTACTGCAGCTTGATCTAACTTACCAAAGACTAATCCTTTTGCTGCTGCTGCTTCTAAGGTTTTACCTAATGTAACTGTACCATCTAATACTTTATCTAATACAACGAATCCCGCAGTTATTCCTGCAACCTTTCTTACTGATTCACCGAGTGATTTTGATACATTGGTTGAACCGTTGTTAATTGCAGTTACGAGGTCGCCTACAGTTAAGAATACACTGAAAAGATTTGGAGTAAATGATTTCTTGATTGTGTCAAGGGAACTCTTAAGACCATCAAGGTTCATGGTTTTAAGAATATTATCTCCAAGGTCACCTGGTCCAGCAACGATCTTTGATACTACTGCATTAAGATCGATTGTCTTTTCTTTCTCTGGAATCTTTGAAGTATCGATGCTTATTTCGGTACTAATTGGTTTAAGATTAATCTTGTTCCAAAGTTCAGGAATGTCTTTGACTAATTCATTGTATTGTTCAATACCAGATGTATCGATTGTTGGACGTAGTTTACCTATGCTTCCAATTGAATCGTTTAATACCTTGATTGCTGTTTCTGCCTTGCCCATTATGTCAAGAGCATCTTGTAGAGCACTGGTATCTGCATCGAACTTACCAAGGTCCATCTGCTTTTCTAATTCAGTTAAGATCTTGCGTAGGTTGTTTGCTTTTGTATCTATTTCATCAAAAATTCCAATATCTCCAACTGCTTTAATATCTATTGTTTCAGAGGTTGGAATCTTCTTAATTGAATCTAATACATCGTTAACATTATCTTCTACGGTAAGAGAAATTGGGGCTTCTAATTCCCTTGCGGCTTCGCTAAGTTTTTCTAATTCTGTTTCTGCAGATCTTGCATTAAGTTTGATCTGCTGTTGTGAGATAAGTTCGATATCTCTTAGTAAATCTGTAATCTTTGTAGTTACATCATTTACTGATTCTGTCTTTGCGTCGATTGTTAGAACATATTTATTTTGTATGAGGTCTTCAGCGGTTTTAAGTAGATCTGTTGCTTCCTTTACCTTATCTGAGTATACCTTAATGTTTATGTTTTCGTTGTTTAATTCATAGACCTTGTCAAATAACTTGTTTGATTCATCTAATAAACTCTTAACATTTACTTTTGCTTCTTCGGTGTTAATCTTGACCTTTGCTTCTTTTATTGTGTTAAGATATGCCTCGATTTGCTTAATTGCGATTGAGAGTGGTTGTGGAAGAACACTTACAGATACTTGTGTTGTTACTTGCTGTGGAATTGTATTAATCTGGGAGATTACATTCCCTACGTTTACCTGGTTGTTTAATGAAACCGTAATTGCTTTGTCGGTTAGTTGGTTGATCTGATTTAGTATTGGGTTTACGTCAACTTGATTATTTAATGATACATTTATAACTTTATCTGTTAATTGATTTAACTTATCAAGTATTGAATTTACATTTACAAGGTCATTTGACGAGATATTAATGACCTTATCACCCAATTGGTTTAATTTATCGCGTATTGAATTTACATTCACGTCATCATTTGATGTAATATTGATTACTTTGTCTTTAAGTTGATCAATCTTATTTAATACACCCTGGACATTTACATCTTCGTTTGCGTGAATGTTAATTATTTTATCTTTTAATTTATCAACTTGGGATTCAACTTCTGCAACTATATCATCTACTTCTTCGATAGCGGTAATCTTGATTACTTTGTCCTTTAACTTACCTAGTTCAGTTTCTATTGCTTTTACCTGCTCAATTGCATCCTCGGTAAGTTCGATGTTTAATTTAACATCTTTAAGTTTTTCAAGTTCTTTTTCAATTACTTTGATCTTTTCTACTACACTCTCTTCGAGGGTTGCCTTAAGTTTTACATCCTTAAGTTTTTTGAGTTCTGTTAGAAGTTCTGCAACTTTTGCTTTTACCTTTTCTTCAAGTGTTACCTTGATCTTCATTGCAGCGTCTTCTAACTGGATTTTAATCTTCTTGAGCCAGTCTTCGAGTGGTTTAAGATCAATCTTCGGGAAGATAGTATTTACAGGTGAAGTCTTGGTCATTAACTTTGCGACGCCAGATGTAATGGCTGCAATTGGTGAATCCTGCTTTGGATTGTTTACGATTGTATCATGAGGTGCAAGATCCCATACACGGATGTATGAAGGTCCTTCTGCCTGCTTAAGGGTCTTTGCAGCCATTGAATTGTATTTAACATCGTCTTTGTTAATGCCACGGATGTCCTTTTCAACAGACTGAACTTTCTTTTGCTGTTCAACAGAATCTGCACGGAAGTTGCTTAATACACGGCTTGAACCAGAAGTTATTGCCGATGCAGTTTCTGGAATTGCTCCTACTGCACCACCTGCTGCACGATGGATTGGTGATTTTATCTTGTTTAAGGTATCGAGGTTCTTTTCACCGAGTTTCTTTGCTGCATCTGCATTAATTACATACTCTCCCTTTGAGAGCATTGCAGGGATACTGTCGGATTTGGAAGTTCCTTTACCTTTTGAAATCTTTCCGCCAGATTTATATCCTAATGTCTTTCTTACACCCTGACCAGCATCGTATGCCCATCCAGAACCATCAAGACCTATCCAATCACCGAAGTTCTTACCAGCAATGTTAGAAAGTCCTACTGCTTTGTATCCTACGTTTCCAAGGAAGTCAAGTGGTGTTCCAGTTTTCTTATTAAGTAGGCTTTCTCCTGTTTCTTTTCCAGTAAGAAGATCGCCCACACCAGTGAAAGATTCATATGCTGCGGTTCCTGCAGATGCTAGTAATAATGGAATGTTTGCCTTACTAAGGAATGATAATCCACCAGTTGCTGCCGCAGATCCAATACCCCCGCGTGCGGCTACTGCACCAAGACCTTTGTAAAGTCCTGCCATTGCAGTGAGTCCAATTCCTGAATTAAGTGCAGATGCTTTTGCACCTGATAAATCACCCTTTGCAAGTTGTGATAATGGGTCAACTGCACCAAGTGCTAAGTTAAGTGGATTAAGTAATGTTGAACGTAATGTTACTCCAGTCTTAGGTAGATTTACATTATTTGTTGGCCTTGCTGTAGACTTAGTAGTTGGTGTAGATCTTGGTGTACTTCTGCCTGTAGTCTTTGATCTTATTCCAGCACGAGATGTAGTTGGTTTAGGTGTCCTTCCTGGTTTCTTTGAAGGTGTTGCCCTAAATGGATTTATAATTGGATTGTTACCGGTATATTTTCTACCAGTAATTAATTCATATTCTTCTGGGGTTGATCCAAATGCCGTATCTCCTATAAATGCACCAGCACTCTTTGCAAATTTACTTGCAGATGCTGCTCCAGATTTAACTCTTGATGCGCCTGCTTTTACTTTTGCTCCTGCTGCAACTAGTTTTGGCATCTTGCTCTGAACTGATGCAGATACCTTCTCAGGGACTTTGCTTACAGTATCTGTGACCTTTCCAACGCCTGCTTTTATCTTTGCTGCTGCATTATAGATTTTTGGAGTATGGGTTTCTACTGACTTTGATATTCTTTCAAATATTTTATCGAGTAAACCATTTACCTTCTTAGTGGTCTCTCCCCATTTTGATAATTTTGGAAGTGCAAGATAATTACGTAGATTAAAGTTTCCTGCGAAGTATACATCAGATTTATTATCGTTTGCATCTGATCCCTTGCCATTTCCAGACCCACCGGTTCCTGAACCCCCACCAAGGTTACCCTTTACGTATATTGGAGCAACCCCGTTTTGAGCATTCTTAATGCGTGTAGTGGTTTCATCGAAGTAATCTGTAAGTTTTGTTACCTTTTGACTAGTTACCTTTGTATATTGTGCACCAGTGTCAATGCTTTGTAAGATAACTTTGGATTCTGTTGGTGCTACAGGAGTTGAATTTGAATATCCAGTTGAAAAACCTTTCTTTTTCTTATCGTCGTCTTTCTTAACGAGTTTTACATCATCTGGATGTTTATTTGCATATGCAACTTTGTCTGAACCAAGATTATCGGTTGCACGCCCAGTAAGGATTGATTCTCCCTTTGAAACCTTAATTGGCTCGTTCTTTGGGCCGATTGCAGGGATTGAATCGGAAGTTGAAGTTCCCTTACCTTCAATCATACCATCCTTAAATCCAACTGCACCCATTGTAGATTGTGCTATTCCACCAATGATTTTTGTTGGTGTTGGTACGTCGATCTTTGTAACTGCAGTAATTGCACGACCTAGAACCTCCCATGCTGCTGCTACTAATAAGATTGGAACTATCATTCCAGATACAGATGTAATTAATGCACCTATTGCTGGTAACGCTACTGATGCCGCTGCTGCCATAGTAAGAACTGCTGCTGCACCTGAAAGCACAGGCTGAGCAATTAATGATGCTGCTGCAGCAAATGCAATCCATGTAAAGATGCTCTTACCAAGGAACTTGATATTACTGTCTGTAAATATCTTAATTGCCCCGGTTACCATCTTAAGGGCGTCAACGGCATCTGGAATTGCCTTTACCATTTGTGTAATTAGTTCAACAAAAGCATTAAGATTTTCTTTGTTGCTTAATGTCTTGAATAGATCCTCAAAGGTATCTATAAGCATATCAACGAATTTATCGTTTTTAAAGATCTTTGCAGAGAGGGAGGCCCACATCGTTCCCATTGATGCATCGAGTAATGAAACGTTTTCAAATCCATGTACAAGATCCTGGGTGGTTATCCCTAGTTTCTTCATGATCTGATCAGCACGATTCATTCCATGACTGAATGCATTTGCCTTTCCGATGTTTTGGAATACAGTATCAAGGTTACGTAGAGGTGTAAGAACTGATTCTACACCCTGGCGAATGGTCATAAATACACCTTGTAATGAGAAGTATACCCCCATTGCAGACATACTTAAAGATGCCATCTTCCATGATAAGTTACCAAAGATTCCACTTACCTTGTGTAATGCAGTAATACCCTTGCTTGTAGATTTAACAGTGTGATCAAAACGATCTAAGTGAATTTCGGCCTGTCCTAACGCCTTGCTCATTCTTCTATTAAGAATATTAGAAACGTCGTCAGCAGTAAGTCCAAGAGACTTAAGATCTTTATCAGATGCCTTGATTGTAGTAGAGATATGAGCACTTGTTTTACCGTCTTCTTTAGACGTGTAGATATTCTTCTTAACATCTACCATCCCTCTTGCACGTTCTTTTCCAAGTTTTGCACCGAAGAGATCTTCGGCCATTTGCTTCATCTTGTCATCGATTTGCTCATAATATGTTTTATGTGCTGCTGCTTTGAAAGCGTCTGCTTCTGTAAGGTTCTTACCACCTAAAACAAGTTTATGAGAAGTTCCTGTAATAGTACTTATCTGCTCTTCTTTGTGTCCGTAATATCCCTTGTCTACTACATTGCTTAATTTTTCAGCAGCAGTATTTACTATACGATGAGCACGTAATCTACGATCACTAATTCTATCATACTGAGCCTCGCCTTGCTCAAATGGTTTAATATTATATTTTATATTTCCTGTATTGCCTTCTGGATCATTTTTATTTGTTCCATCAGATTGAACCATCCTAAGACGATTCATTATACGCTTCTGTTCTTTTAAATCGAAATTTGGAGAAATATCTTTATTAAACCAATCATTGACAAGTTTTTGCTCTGCTTCTTTTTTCTCTCTATTTCTAACGGTGTGGTGTTCTTTGTCATATGCAAATTTCTTATCTCTTTTCTGTGTATATGCATAATCTCTATCAAGAATATCATGAGTTGGTTTTGCAGATTTTTCAAGAACATCCCATGGTGCCTTATTTAATGCTAGACCAAATTCTTCTGCTGAATTCTTTGCTTTATTAATTTCGTTATTAAATAATGTCCATAAATCAGTAACATTTTGTTTTTGACGTTTTATTATATCAGATGCGTCATTTTGATTAATACCGATGTTACCAAGGTTTGATCTTCCAATAATATTTCTAAGTTCTTCTGTTGAAAGTTTAGAAGTTGTTCCTATAGGTGCTTTTAATTTAGATTCTTTACTGATGCGCTTTGCTAGTTCAGAGTCTAGTTTCTTTGTTAATTCTAACTGCTTCTGCCATTCTGCATGTTGTGCAAGTGCATCTTTTCTATTCTGAGTTTGAACTTGACCTTGAAGGTGAGGTGGAACTACTGCTTGCTCTAATTCTTTTGGAATTATTGGATGAGTTGGAATCTGTGGGAATTGTTTACCAGCGACTGAATTACTGTAAGCGTTCTGTAGACGTGTATCATATTCTTGCTGTGCTCCTACACGTGCGTGTATACGCGGGGATACATCTAGAGCCCCATTGCTCTTTGGTGTAGTTGGTTTAGTTGGTAATTGTGGGAATGCCTTTCCTGGAACAGCGAGTGATTTCTGGTAATTCTCACGGGAATTGGTAATCTTTGCCTGGTATTCATCATAGGTGGAGCGAGCCTTTTTGTAAAAATCTTCTCCACGGAATTTGTTATTAGATGGACTTAACTTTTCTAATTCCTTTAAGAATGGAACATAACCTACACCAGATGCCTTTGTAATGTCAGCACGTCCATGGTTTTGACGCTTAATTGCACTTACAAGGGCTTTAACGTGCTTTGCTTCATCACCTGTTACTTCCCTTGCACCACTTGGTAACCGAACGGTTGGAACATTAAGGAAGTCTGCAAAGTCTACCTCATCTCCTATTGGTGAATCTCTTCCAGTTCTTGTTTTACCGATGTTTGGATATCCATTCTTTGCATTGATGATTCCCCCCGCTGCTTTGAATACCTTCTTTGTTTCGCTCTTTGATAGAATTCCGTCGCGGGTTTTTGAAAGTAATGCATTTAAGGTATCTACTCCACCTGCTTTTGCAACTGCTTTTGAATCAAGGAAGTATTCACCCTGAGAGATTTTTGCCGGTTGTCCACCTTGACCACCTTGACCACCTTGTGCAAGACCTTGGAATGTTTGTGCTCCACCTTCGAGTTTATCAAAGTAGGACTTACCCATAGCCTTTACGGTCTTCTGTGGGATTACATAGCCTGGCGGTAATGTTGCATTGATGCTATCTGATATTGAAGTACCTTTGCCCTGAATCATTCCACCCTTTGCGAAGTATTGGAAGCCTTTTGGATGATGGGTAAAACTGCGAGCGACAGTCTTTGAACGCATTGATGCAAGTTCATCTAATTGCTCTGGTGATGCTCCGAGTTGTTGCATCTTCCAGTTTAGTGTAGATTCTGGAAGTCTCGGTGCGTAGAACTGGTATTTCTCGTATAGTTCCTTGGTTGAAAGGTGCTTAAGGATTGAATCGTTAAGTGCATTTGATGAAAGTAATTTCTCAGATGCCTCTGGGGATTTAACTAAACCTAGTCCCTGGAGTCCGGTATATCCACCAGTTGCAAATTTGCCCCAGTGCTGTGCCATTCCTGCAAACTTCTTTGGTAGAACAACTTCGTTAGGAGAAGCGGCATCTGATAACCACTGCTGAAGTTCTTTGTGTGATATTGAACTCTTTGGAACATCTACACGGAACATGCTTCCTTTGTTATATTTAGCATAGGTTTCTGCATAGTTCTTATCAGGAGTAAACCAACGTCCGGAGGTTTCATCACGACCATCTTTAAGTAGAGATTTATCGTGTTCACGGGCACCTCTCCAAAACGTAAGGTTTTTACCCTTTGCACCCATTAAATCCTTTACTTGCGATTTGTAAATCTTATCAAAGAATTTAGAATCACGAATGTTAATGGTCCCTTGTGGAAGCATCTCTTCTGCATCAATAATTCCTCCTTGGGCAAAGTGGGGTAGGAATCCACCAGTGATTACTTTTGATAATACAGTTCCAGCAATTCCTGCAAGTCCTGCAGTTCCACCGATACCAGTTGCTGCATCAATAAGGAGATCTTTATGCTTCTGGAAGAATGACTGTTTTGCAATCTCCTGTTTCTGTTTAACTGTAACTTCTGGGGTTCCTGTTACCTGGGGAGTATTTGAATTTGCTAGATTTGATACTTCATCGAGGAATCCTGTTGGAGGTGCCTGGATACCACTAAGTGCATCCTTAAGTATCATATCTTGACCAATTTCAGTAAACTTTGAAAGGTCTGGGGTATTTGATGCAATTGGAGTAAGAGGACTTACACTACGCTGCGGAATGACATTCATCATCTTTGAGATGTCAAAGTTATCTGATGTAACTTTAGTGCGTGGGATACGTGGATATGATTTACGTCCACTATCAAACATTGATTTAAACAGTGGGTTAGCAAAGTTTGTGCGGCCCTTGATTCTGTTTAACTTGGTTGTATTGACATGCTCTTCTGCAACATTCATCATCTGACGCTTATTTTCAATATATTTGAGCGTTGATGCTAAAGATGATGGAACAACATTAAATTGTGATGCCAATTTATCGAATAATGGGTCACTGGTCTGTCTACCAATGAATCTATTTCCTTTCTTTGGATTGTGGATTGGGGTTTCTGTAAATGCTTTATTAATTAGATCTGGCTGATCGGTAATTGCATTGTTACGAAGATAATACCCAAGGTCTTTTACTCTTTGTTCGCCGTATTTTGGAAAGAGTGCCTGGACATCCATATCCCTCATAAATCCAGAGGTATGTTTACTATTTGCTGAATTTCTTACAGTTCTTCTATCTTCTGTAGAGATCTTTTTCTTCTTTGAAAGATCTGGATTGTAACCAATCTTGCGCATTACCATCTTAGCAGCAGAGCCACTGCTAGAGTTAGTAATACTCATTAATGTCTTCTTAAATGCATCAGAACTTAATCCATAACGCATGTAAACCTTATCTTTCTCTGCATATGCAGAATGTGTTTCAGGCCAAAGTATTTCATTAACTTTATTATGTCTTCCAGTAATTGTATCGCGTGCCTGCCTACGTACGAGTGCAATGTCACCACCTTCTGAAAACTCAGGGGTAAATCCATTCTTTAAGAAAGAAGTTGGAATATCTCTATAGAATGGGACTAATCTTCTAACTTTATCCGAATCTAGTAACCCTTCGATCTTTGCCATTGCTTCATCAGAAAACCACTGATTCTCAGAATATCCAGAGATTGCGTCTTTCATTTGTTCAATACCAATGTTAGAAGGATTATCAAATCCTGCATGATGTAATCTTTCACGCTCTGGATTTGCCATGCTACGAATATCATTCCAAACCTTGCTTCCTCTTACCTGTGATAACTTCTTACTGGCTCCTGCAAGACCCATAATGTCAGACTCGACACCACGATTCTTTGCATGTGACATCTTACCAAGGTCTAAAAGATCATCCTTAACACTGTTAAGATTACGAGTATGCACATTATCTAAGTAATCATTTACAAACTCAGTTGGAATATCCTTATAATAAGGTACCATTCTCTTAATGTTATTACCATCTGTTATACTCCAGATCTTTTCCATTACCTCGTCAGGCATGTATTCCTGTTCTGTATAATTATTAAGGATATTCTTTATATCCCCAATTGGTAATGCAGGATTATCAGTACCATAGTCCATATTTACTGATCGTTGCTTACTCATCTTACCAAGACTCATTATATCAGATTTAACATTCTGATAATTCTTAAAGTCATTAGTTTTAGGAATTGCCTTTGCTGGTAACTTCTTTTGTAATAACGATCTCTGTTCTTTAAGTGATAACTTTGGAGATGGTGAAAACACTATCTTTGGCTTTGCTTGCTCAGTTTGTACCTGTTGTTTAAGTGCAGCGAGTCTCTGACCAGCCTGAACCTGATTACGCTTTAACTGAAATCTCTTTGCTGCATCTTCACGAATCTGAGAGAACTTAGGAACTACTGCCTTTGGAGTATGGAACGGATCTCCACCAAGTGCTAAATGTAACTTTGGAAGGTTCTTTACATTCATCGTACGTAGAATATGATCTGGATCTCCTTCATATAGCATGTGACGTGGATCACCACGCTGCTTCATTCCCCAGTGTTCATAGAACGGAGACCCTTCTTCAGTTGATCCTAACCTAATAGAGGATACATCATTGTTAAGAGCCTGATCAGCAACATGAGCAAATATATTTTTATTAATTCCAAATCCTTGTCTGATACCGCCAAAGTTCAGAACTTCCATTATCTTTTTATTAGGATTGTTTGGAAGGTGGCTTGTAGTGTATGAGAGAGCACTTACAGGCGCTTTGTTTTCAGGATTTTGTGCAAATAATATACCACGAATTACCTCATTGCGTTTAATGTCATCAACTTGGTGGCGGAGGGCTTCTGCCATGTAAAACCCACCCTTCTTTGCAGTATTACTTCTATATAATGGAGAATATGCATCCCATACACCAGGTTCTGAACTTCTTATGTTCATATCACCTGACCACTTAGCAAAGTGTTTGTATATTTTTGATTGTTTCGCATTAGTTAACGGTAATAGATCTGCCCCAGTTGTAACATGATTATATTGTAAATTATCATACCCCGACTGTGCGTTTATTGGTTTCTTTGAAGAAGTAAATGGCATGTATATTTTATTCTTTAACTCCTGTAACTTCTTCTGAATAGCAACATCTGATGTATCTATTGGGATGTTGCCTTCTGGATATTTGGCGGTATCTCTCATATACTATAATTATTTTTTACACTATATAAAAAGATTTATATATGGTGAATTACAAAGATTGGATGTACCCAACAGATAACAGATGGAATGGAATATCTTTTCATTTCGCCTGTTGTAGTGGTCTATTCTTCACACTGTGAATGCTATGTAGATTATACTGTCAATACCTACTTTGTTTATATAGGGTATGATTTATTTTATATAGTGGATAAAAAATAATCGTAGTGTATGGTAGCTCAGAAGAAAGATAACAATACTCTTGCTCCAACCGCAAATATATCTGTGGGCAAGACCTTCAAGATCGAGACAGCCAACGGCATTTACGAACTTAAGAAACCTATGGGTAAGATTGGTGCCCTTCACTTTAGACTCCTTACTAAGGCTATGCCAAAAGGTTCAAGCGGTGAAGAGGACGGCGGTGTTAGCCCTGCCGACCAGGATCGTCTTCAGGAAGTTTTTGAACAGTGGTCCGACCAGGTTCTACCAGTTATTGTGTGTGAGCCTATGACCTATGATGATATTCCCGGCGAAGATCAGTGGATTTTATTCTTAGCAATGTTCCAGACAATGAACATTAGCACGGACTTATTTCGGATTGTGTCCTGAGCGGAACATACAGTTCTGTAGGATCGATCCTGCAGAAGATTTCGACATGGACGAAGAGATGCGTTTTAATCTGGGCTTAATGGCACTGGGTGCGGGTAGACTCCCGCACGAAGTGTTTGATGATCCAAATTGGCACGAAACTATTATGTTCGATATGAATGTATCAACTCATACATGGGCTGAAATCTTTCGCATGCTCTCTCATCAACAAAATAGAGGGGGAATGTAAAAATTTTACTTTTTTATAACTATCTATGCGATAGTCATTTTGTTTCCTGATGTTCCGTCGAATTCACCAACGAAGTTTACAGACTTGTCGAATTTGTTACGACCCTGTGCCCCTACATCAGCGGTGGTGCATTTTGATACTGGAATAGTAATTGTAGTTAATGTACCTCCAGCACTGCTACCGATTTTAAGTTCAAGTTTCTTTGTAGAAATTGTATTCTTGTGAGATGCATCTGGTGCAATAAGTGCATTGTCACCGTCTTCGGTAACGTATGATACATCTGCGTCAGATCCTAGAGTTAATGTTCCTTCTACAGTTGCAAGTCCCGATTGTAAGAATCCCTGGAGATATTGAGAACCAAGAACGAAGTAGTCCTGATCGATTGGAATTTCTAATCTGAGTGTTGCAGCAGTAGCTTTCACAGCAGCGCTTTCCATAGCAAGAACGGTACTGTAGAAGATACCAACGGCTCCGGCGGTTCCAGTATTTGTTAATGTTCCTGCCTTTTTAGCGGCGGTTCCAACAAAACTGTAACTAATACGTACAAAGTCTTTTGAACTGATATTTAATTCGGCTGAGTTAATACAGCAGCTACTAAATGTCATTACATTACCGGCATCATCTTGTAAGACGATGTCTTTTGCTGCTGGGACTGCACCGTCATTAATTGCGTTAATGATATCGGTTAGCGGTCCATTTGATGCAACACGGTAAACTGTTTCAAAACTTCCACTTACTGAGTAGGCACCACCATATACTTTGGTGGCAGCTGATGATGTAAACGACTCTTCGAGTAGTGGGTTTCTGTTAACATTAACTGAGAAACTTGATACACCAAAATACGAACCACCAATAGATACGCCACGTGCCATGTTTCACCTCAAAAAAGGAGTAAGGCTAATAGCCTTATGCTCCGATGTGAACAGTAAAGTCCTTTGATGCTGCTGGGTTAAGAACTGCTTTCCAGTTAACGGTCTTTTCGAACTGGTTACGTCCCTGAACGCTGCTGGATGCTTCTGTAAGTTTACAGGAGTCAACAGTGATCTTTGCCACCTGTGTAGTTCCGTCAGTTGACATAAGAATAACTTCGAGTTTTCCTTCTGGAATTGCGTTTGCAGTGTTACCAGTGAACTCAGTCTTTCCTACATCAAGCATTGCGTCGGTTCCAGATCCTGCGATCATAGTACGAATACGTGTCCAGTCACCAGCACCGAGGGTAATTGTACCTCCTAAGTCGGTAAGACCATTGTAGTAGAGACCCTGAAGGAACTCGGAACCAATGTAGAAGTAATCCTGGTCCATCTGTCTGTTGAGGGTTAAGGTCATACCCTTACAAAGAAGCTTATTTGCACCGAAGTTAAGAACCGCGTTGTAGAATACAGCGATTTCGTCACTGATTGCAGTGTTTGAGTTGTAGAAAACGTCGTAAACTTCTGCCTGACGTGCAATCCAGTTGATTGTACAGCGTGCGTATTCCTTTACATTGAGGTTAAGTTCGAATGAAGTAATACCAACACCACGGTAGATTACGGTGGTTCCCTTGATAGATGCAGTAGAAGCCTGCTCATCAACTACCTTAAGTGCAAGAGTTGCTGGAATCTGTGAAAGCTTGTAGTTGTTTGATGTTACAGTCTGCAGTCCCATGATACCCATAAGAAGGTTGGATGACTGGAAAGACTGTGGACGGAAACCTGCTTCGAAAGATCCACTTGCAGAGTAAGTACCTCCGTATACCGCAGATGCGGCTACCTGGTCGATAGACTCTTCGATGATAACTTCACGGTTTGCGTTCTGCTGGAATGAAGTCACACGGATGGTCTGGAAAACAGTTCCGTGTGAACCAGCGTTGCCAATATAATCATTGGCTGTGTCATATTTAACTGCAATTGCAGCCCCACCGATATTATCATATGCGGTTGGATCAGTTGCAATTGCGAGCTCTCTCTTTGCTTCTGCCATGTATTGTTCACTCCTAATTAGGTGTCTCGGTTCTCTCCGTGCTCGATATATATACTTTTACAAATATTTAAATAGAATGATATTAATGCACCCATGCAATTTCCATACTGTAAACAGCCTGAAGTTCGATGTTTGTAGTGTCGGCATAATTTTTGAATATAGGCTTTAAAAAGCGGAATGACGTACACCACGGTGCTCCGGATTCTTCGAGATATCGCGTAATATTATCGTAAATCTCAATTATAGAATACGGGAGTTCATTGTTATTATCACAGTTATATATGATAGAAATGTAAACATCCCCGTAATATGATCCGGTTGTTTCAACCTTGTAATCTACTTTGGTATATATTACCGAGCACTCATTCTTCTCAAGTTTTTCTTGAAGATAGGCATTTACTTTGTATCCTAATCTTTCGAGTCCGCGTTCAACAAAATATTTACAATCCTGTTTACGGACTACTCGACGAATTGGTGCTGGCATAATTAACTCCTGCTACTACCCTTTGTTCTTGTAAGTGGCCGTGTCTTATTTGTATCATCTCTGGCTTTCTTTAGACGGTCACGAGTAGTAATTGCTATGTCTTCTGTAGTTCCACGACGCATCTTACGCAGGTCGCGGGTTTCCTGTCTAAGTATGTTTTCAGATATTTCTTCAATACGGTGATCTAACATACTTTGTACGTTCTGTAGTTCCTTTCTAAAGTTGTCGTCCCATGCTTTCCAGTATGATCTTGGAAAACCACCCCAACTTCCGGGCGTATTAACTAAACGAATATGCCTGTTAGGGTCGTATGGTGCATATGGGTTGGGTCCTGCACCAGATTTTAAAATTGCAACGTAGTCATGTGTAGATGTACTTGGAAGTTCTTTTATTGCTAATACTGCTCCATTTATGTTAAGATCGTAAATGAATAGTGCTTCACGCAATCTTCCAGTTGTAGTATGACCTCTATGAGATACCGCTTTACGCTGTAATTCCTTCATTGCGGCTCCTAGATAATCTCCACTTCTTATCTTGGAACCATACTGTCCTTGTTCAGTTCGATAAAAGTATTCTGGAATACCACGATGCCAAAAGGCTATAAGATCCTCGCATGCATCATTGATGGCCTCTATGATTTTCTCATAGAGATCTTCCGCATAAGTCACTCTAATATCATCCACTTTGGGAATACGGGATCTACCAATTTTAAAATATTTTGCTCCTACTTTACGAGAGGTATTTCTACTATCGTTGATAGGATTATCACTAAAATTAGAAACTAACGATTCATCTACCTTAAGAAAGTAGTCTATGTGGGCAGTCATAATTAACTCCCAATTAAACTAGGCGAAAGCCCTCCACAGACTGCTCCTCCCTTAATTGCTGTAAGATCTACCGAAAGGTCCTCTGCAAGAGGGTATTTCGATACTAAACTAAGGCATGAACGAGCGTTTTTACGTAGTGCATCAAGTTTAACTAATGCTGATGTTGGCATCTCTCCAAGACGGCGTTCTGCAATAGACGTATATGTAAGATAGTTTTTGAATGCTGCTAGATTTACAGTGCAATTATTAATATCTTCAATAGTTGCCTCTGCCATAACAACGGATAGGACAAATACACGGGCGTCTTCAATATCGTTCAGAACAAGACCATCATCGTCATAATCAATGGGAACATCAGAGAGTTTTTGACGAACTTTAGAAATAAGGAAAGAGAGGTCTTCCATAATTTGACCTCAATTTTATATTTAAGCGGATACGCCGTTGATGATCATGATACGATCATTGGTGTCACGCTGTTCGTAAGACTGTGGGTATACGAATGTCTGGTAGTACTGAGTAACCATCCATGCATCTGCTCCCTCGTCTGCGTCACGAACCTGCTCTACTACTGGGATCTTACCACCAGTGTAGTTGTAGTGAGTTGCAGTGTATGGTGACTTGATAACACAAAGTGCTGAGTTGAGCTTGTTAAGTTTAACTGAACCCTTGAAGGTTACATTGTAGTTAGAACCTGCCCATCCGAATTGTGAGTTATCCATCATCATGTATCCCATGTTTCCACCACCACTACCTGGGTGAACGATCATGTCCGGTGAACGGATGCTTCCCCAGAGTTTAAGTGGGTAGTATACAGTGATGTTACGGATTTCATCTTCAGTAATGTTGGTGTTATCCTTCTTGAAGATTGAATCAATGAGTCCTGCGATGTCACCTACAAGGTCGGCATTGTTGCTTCCCCAGTGTGATGCTGCATTGGTCTTGATACCTGCTGCGGACCATAATGAGTTAAGAATGTTATAGTCACGTGCACGGGCCATACCACGGGAAACTCCATCGATAGAGTACTGCCACTGAGATGCCATGTCGAGACGAACTTTTGCTTCGTCGTCTACCATGAGTTTTGAACGGTATTTGTTAAGACTGAATCCCTTCTCGAACCATTTGATTCTCTGGTATTCTGGTGAAGCACCTTCTGCAATCTCGAAAGTTGCGAGGGTGTTATCTGCTGGGAAACGAAGGTGCATATCAAGAACATCGGTGTCCTGCATATTCACTGCTTCGCTAAATTCCATCTGGTTAAGAGTTTTGAGGTAAACAATATCTGCAACTACATCGTTACGAAGAACTTCAAAGTTATCAGAGTAGTATCCACCTACGTTATATTTATCTAATGCCATTTATATTCACTCCTTGATAATCTTATGCCTTCTTGTAATTTGCGATATGTTTCACAGCGATGAAGATATCACCATCAGCGGTTGCTGCTCCTGCACTTTCTGCACGACCAATAACATTGTCGCCAGTAACTGCTTTCTTACAGAATCCACCTACTGCAACGGCGATCTCGTCACCTACGGCAATTGTCTGTCCGCCCTTAAGTGGAACACCGATCTTTTCTCCCTCTTTAATTGGACACACTGCAATTGCAATGAAGTCATTCTGGGATGTTGCTGGTGATGTAACTGGTAAGAATGCTACCGGTGCTCCTACAAGCTGGTCGGTACGTGCTGTAGTCTTCCATGACCATCCCTCAGGAAGTTCTCCTGCTGTATCACATGGAATAGTTACAAGATAGGTTGGTGATGCGGTTGCATCGTATGTAGTAGACTTTGCCATTTTGAGGTAAAGTCCTGCGAATTTAATTTGGACTGGTGTTGGATATGCCTGGTTGTAATCCTCGGCAAGGCGCCCACCATTAACGGTGTAGGTTGGTGCGTATCCAACGCCTCCATATCTTGGGAATGATACCATATTTTAAAACCCCTTATATTTGGATATTTTTATGTTTTCTAGCAATACGAGAGTGTAATTGCTTTAGGAATTCCGGATCACGGTACTCTGGACTATTATCGAGCTGGAGAGAACCGATTACGCCAGAAATACTGCTATCCGGTGTTGCCTGACTAGAGCCTCCCTCCGCAGTAATAGGTGCGTGAGGTGGGGAGTTCATCGGCGTAGTGGCAACGGTCTGAGCAACAATCCTCTCTTTGAATTGATTGAGTGCTTCGATACGAGATGCAAGATCGAGGTTAGAGAACATCTTATCTGCTTGTTTAACGTCGAGTTTCTTGAGATCGTTAATGATGTTACTACATGTAGTTTTCATCGCGTCTTCTTTCTCAGACTTAAGCTTATTGAGTTCCTTTGTTGCCTTAGCATACTCATCCATAAGTTCTTTTGAAATATTGGTTGGCTGAGTTTCTGCAGGCTTTTCCTCTGATTTAGCATCAGTTTTAGGCTGTTCAGTTGAAGTCTCGGGTGTCTTCTGGCCTTTAAGGGCCTCAATTTCTGCCTTTAATGCAGCAATTGTGTCATTAGATGCCTTCATCGCTTCAAGCATTTCTGTGAGTTGATTGTTTGGCTGCTGTGCTGGAGCAGTATTCTGTTGTAAAGTTTGTGGCATAGGAACTGTTCCTGTTTGTGGTACATACTGCCAAAAAGAAGGATTATAATTAGTATTGTCAGTAAAAGAAGTCTGATACTGTGCAGGTGCTGGCTGATTAAGTGGTGCGTTGTTTGACCATCCAGCCATTGGATTCTGCATCTGCTGTGGTGTAGATGTATTAAGTAACTGTCCCTGTTGCTGTTGTGGTGGTGTCATAATAGTAACCTCCGGGGCAGAAAAGGCGAACCGGTTCACTTTAGCCTTTGCGCCAGGAATTGCGGGATTCTTGACAAAACAAATGCGTTTTAATTCTTTCTTAATTGGATTACCAAAAGAATCGTAAGTTACTTCGATTTCAGGAGAAACACTGGAATAACCTTGTAAAATAGCGTTTTGCATGGCAGAGGGGTCATTCGAATAGCCCTTGAATAGACCCTTACTATTACCATAGTTTGCAAGCTGTGTAGTGTATCCGATGTCTTCCGTAGACCCATGACCTATAGCCATTGGGATCGGTCTTTCTATACCATCAATAATTCCTTGAATATCCTTCTCGTTAATTGGTAATTCATTACCATTTTCGTCGGTAAACGTACCGACTTCCAAGAAGGTTCCCTCCATGGTATAGAGTTCACCGACATGTTTCCAATCTACGCCTTTCTCTGTCATCGGCCACAATTTATATTTTTACCATTATATAAATATAAACGCAATATAAAACGTATAATGAAGATTCGTAAAAAGAGTGAAATAAAAGAAGCAGATAAGTAAAATGATTGGTTTTACTTGCCTGATTTACTTGGTTTGTTGTTTACTGCAGTGGCTGAATCAGTTGGCTGCTTTAACGAGGATTTAGGAGTGGTGGGATACTTTGGACCATTAGTAGATGGGCCACGAGCAGAGGCAAATCCTTTGTTTGAATTAGATGAATTGGTGGAAGAGGTTGCAGGACCGTTGGTTCCAAATGCCATTGGATCGGTCATCTGCTTCATTAACTTATCTACATCAGATTTTGTGAAGATACATGGCTTGCCAGTGGTGCATACAACACCCTCGTCTTCTATCTGAATTTGAGTAAGTGGCTGATCGTCTGTAATTTCACGTAGTTCGCTCGGTGTATAGATTCCCATTGTTCCAAGGAGTTGTGCCCGCTTTGCCTTTTCAAGTTTACTTTCTGCAACATCAAATGTAAGCTTTGCTTCAAGGTATTCAACTGGATAGGATGAGTTAATTAGCAGTAATCTATCGCGCACGTTCTGCGTAACAATTTCTGCAATTTTCTCCGACATCTGCTTAATACGCATACCAGTTATAGAGGTCATTATAGTTTCGGAGGCATATGAGTTATCGGTCTCTCCTGATACGAATGACTTGGGCATATTAAGTGAAAGCCATATTGAATCATTGATAAGACCAAGGAACTCGTTTGATCCCATATATGAAGCAGAAGTATGTTCAATGTTTTCAATTTTTACGTTATCAGAGGTAACATACATTTGGTCCGGGGACTTTGTAGTAAGCTGGGATTTGTATATATTAATGAAACGATTCATATCCTTTTCTGCTGCTGCACGTTTCTGTTCAGGTGTTCCTGGGTACAGATTAAGGTTAAATGCCTCTGCTGCTACAGTGTGGTGCTCACGGGGGATATTTCCCCATCTCCACATAACTTCGATGATTTTAATCTGACGACTCATCCATACAGGAATAAGAGCCCGCTGTAATGGTGATACTGGATAGATTCCATATGTATTACGACCAAAGCGATCTTTCACGTGTACGGGGGTATTGTTAATTTTAATTACGATAAAATGATCTTTATCGATAATACGCTGTGTTGGCTGTAATTCGTCCACAACTACGATATTTGCCTGTGTCATTAAGTAGTTAAACGTAGTTGGTGCAGTTCCAATGAGTGCCGGATCATCAACGAATGTAATACGATCATTTGGTAACACTGATAGAGACAGGTCATCGTTCTTTTCAAGAACTACATAACCATGAGTATACATAATAGAAGACCAGATCTCGAAACACTCTTTAATGCCGATCTTACGGGCAATGAGGTTCGCGGTATCTACCATTTCATCTACTAGATCGCTACTATTAGATACGATCATACTGGTCTCTTCTTCGTCAAGTGCAGGAGGAGTAGAGGAATATGCCATTGAACTAATTCCAATGGTGTAGTTATCTGGAATATTTTCAAGAGTTGCTGCGTCTGCTGCACCAAAGTAATCAAACGCACGTCTGCACATATCTGATACTTTAATAACTGCTGCAGCAACCTCTGGTTCCCATACATACATCTGTTCATACACATCTTCTTCACGCATTGATGTGAAATTACTCATATCAATTAAGAAGTTGGCAAGGTCAGATGTTACAGATGTAGCAGAAGCCACACCACCCGAACTACCACTTCCAAGGGTTCTTCCTGCGCCAAAAAAGAAGGTTTTTACCTTATTTGTGACATTATTTATTAGAGACATTGCTATTTAACCCCGTTATTTCGATTTTATGCCTTGCTTTATTAGAAAGCATAATATTTCTCAGGGTTTTAACGAGGTTGCACTTGCAATCTAATACGATTATTTCACTATCATCCACTTTTATTGATAACATCCAGTCACCTCTGTAATAGCGATTTTGTCAACCTCTTTTCTACCCTTTAAAATCTGCTTTACTTGATTTATCGTATCTTCTACTCTCTTAGATTCGATTACAATGACCTCTTTGTCATCGAGCGTTAATACGGGCATTCTTTTCCACCATTTAAAGTTATACTATTATTATATTTACCATAATATAAATAAGTATAATATAAAATCCCTACCATCCAACATTGGCGATAGAGAAATCGCCAGCGGACCCTATTCCAACAATACCACCAATAGGAGTAATATCTTCCATATCTACATCCCCAGTGGTTAGGAACCAAATGCAGTTTGCAACACAATCGGCCAAGTCTTTTGAACCGTTCCATGGGTGATCTACCTTAGGTTTACCACCCGGTGTCTGTTTTACAAGTAGTTGCACACACTCACGTTTTAGGAATTCATCATAAACAACATGCAGTTTATTTAGTTGGTTTCCTTCCTGGAGTTCACGCCATCTATCGTAATCTTCTTTAGTGACGTTATGTAAAACAGGATATAATCCTAGTTCGTATTTGACTGATTCCAGAAGTTCTGGGTACATATAAACATCGTGAATAAATGTAGATACATTATATCTACGCATTACATCAATGATGAAATTACGAACGTCTGATGGCTTAATGAATGATTCATCTCCACCAATCTTTTCGAACTTTTTAACACCGTCTATGATTATTTGGTTCCCTTCACGCCATCCAATAGCAATACCAAAACTATCGTTTTTATAAGCAGGGTCAACACAAAGAACGCGGGTTTTCTTACGAATCTCTTCTGGAACTTCGAGTGGATCACACTCTAGGATGTTTTGGATTTCGGTATCGAGGATAACACCCTCTGGGAACTGAACTCCTGCAGATGCTGCTGGATCGTTAGCGTAGTCACGGTTGAAACGAACCATATCGTATTTACACTGTTCACGAAGGTATTCTTCAGAGAGTTTTGGGTTCATTTCCCATGTTTTATACATCTTTGCCAGGGTGTATTTTTCACCAACACCATCACGATATACCCTCATCATCATTCCATCAGGGAACTGTAATGAAGAAATTGCGACGATTTTACCGTCGATACCGAAGGTTTCAGTGGAGTTACAGAGCTTGGTGTAAACCATTTCTGCACCCTTCTTAGAATCAGTGCGTTCGAAAAGGTCTAATTCGTCAAATGCGACGCATGAGTTGGTATAACCTGCAGAAGTATCGGCCTTTGCAGCAAGAACTTGTGCAAGAACATTCTTTGAATCACATTCAATACGCTCACCACGGAATGCCAGATCAAACCACTGTTCGAACCAGGGGTTACCCTCAATGAATGATACCATGTTAGAGAATACTCCATCGAATGCCTGCGTACGAGAGGTAGCGAGACATGTTACGGCAATCTTCTGACCACGGCCAGATTTACCAGTAAGAAGGCCAAAGTGCTTAGATGGATTTTCGTAAGAAAGAAGTTTCATGAATTCGTATGCTACAATACATGATGCCAGAGCAGTTTTACCACTACGCTGTCCTGCTACTAATACAAGTTTTTTGTATGGGTGGAGGTGTGGATTATATAGGTTTCTGTAATACTCACGCATTACGTCTTCTTGTGCTTCACGAAGTGGGAACCCAATGATTTCTTTGGTAAACCAAATAGGGTCATTCCTTGCACGTATAACATCAATCATGAACTTGGCATAGTCCTTACCTGAAAGGGTTTCATTTGGTTTAAGTTGAAACTCTTCAGATGCTCCAAGTTCATATGATTCAGAGGAGTGTGCTTCTTTATTGCTGATCATGGTGATCTCCTGCTGAAAGATATCGCATAATATTTTGGTTTTGGACTAGTTTCATTTGACATTTCGGGCATAATTCAGATAAAACAGTGCCTACGAGCATGTTCATATCACCCTGAATTTGGATGAATTGCTGCTGATAGGTATCTCCACGCTTTAGTTTTCCTTCAAGTTCAGCCTGTAATTTATACAGTTCACGCAGCTCTCTAAATAGTTTTAGACAGAATTCCATCGTATTTTTATCTAATTTATCGGTTTCTTGGACATATCTAGCCCAATCTTCGATGTTTAGAGCAATGGATAGAATTTTACGATTAATAAATTTAGGATCTTCAAGAAGAGTCATAATGTCCGTTTCTGGCTTCTCTTCTTCCATAACGTGACTCTGTATATGCTCCATGACCTCTTCGATAGTCATGTTAAATTCCAACGCAGCGGCACGCAGGGATTTACTACCGAGTTTCAGGTCATGGGTCCACTTAGCTCCGATGGTGCCGGAGTTACATAAATTGCAGCCCATAATGGCTGCGTTATCTATCTTTTACATTATATAAATATAGAGATATTAAAAGAGAAATTTATCAAGAATAACATACGCTGCGGAGGCGGCAGCAATAATAAAAGGCCAGTTATCCTTAACGAGTTTAATACCCTTTTCTAATAGATCTAATGGATCATCACCCGTTGTCGCGGTTGCAGTATTTGTTACATTAGTTGTTACAATCACGTCGGTATGATCATCAGCATCTTTACTACCTTTTAATTCCGCTACCTGGAGGGCTAGTGCATGGTTTGCAAGTTCTAGTGAACTAACTTTCTTTTCAAGGTCATCTATTTGACCATTGAATAAGTTAAGTTGGAGACCTACGGCTATTGCCCACTCTCTCCAGCTAGGGTCCGTCTCGGCAGGGAGCATTAACTTTAGTCCCTGTAGAGCGGGCGGAAGTTCGTCTGGGGTTGCCAATTATACCACCGTCCGTACTCGGCTCACCCCATAAAATACGTCTCTACCGTCCCATAATCCTGCGGTTGTTTTTGTTTCGACTCTTAATTTAGTGCCGTCCTTACATACTAATGTATATGGGCAATAAGTAGTGTCACCAATAACTAAAGAACATCCTGCCTGGTTTCTGGCATTGCATTCTTTTGGGTCGTGAACATTTTTTATGGGTTGCCCTATTAATTCGCCATTAGGGTAACCAAGAGTAGATCTAACTGCATCATTAATTGATACAATTATTCCATTTGAGTCAATAACAAAGATTAGATCATCAATATTATTAAATAAAAGATGGAAGTTTTCACGTTCTCTTGTAAGTTGTTTCTGAGATTGTTCAAGACGAGCCAGGTTATCATTAAGCTCTTTCTCAGTCAATTCTAACTGTGCTACACTACGCTCTAGTTCACGTGTTTTACGTTCTACCTTAAGTTCTACACCTAATCTAAATAAGACGTGACCAAGGTGTTCACCAAGAGTAAGTAAAATTGCACAATCATCGGGGTTAAAAATACGATCTTCTTTAGACCCAAGTGTTATACACCCCATAACCTTTTTATCATATATTATTGGTACAAAAAGAACGAGTTTGACGTTGTTTAGGCTCTCAGCATCTTCTGGATGCTTTAAATCGTAATCACGAATAAGGAGTGGGCTGCCCTCCTTAAAAATTCGCTCATAATCAGGGTTTTCCGTGTAGATGCGGTCAATAAAATGGGAGTCACCACTGATCCCATTGGAGGCTACGTTTATTGCCGTCTGCGACCTGATTAAGTATACGCCACCAACGTCAAATTTAAAGATGTCAAGACAGGCATCCAGAATATATTGTATTAATTCTTTTTGATTAGACGCACTATTTGCACGAAGTATTATAGTATTGAAAGCGCGTAGGCGTCTACGCTCCTTTTCTAACTGTAGATCCCGCTCATCTAGCAGTTGAGTTAGTGTATTCAATCGTGCAAGTGTATCAGACATCGAACCTTCTATATATAATTTACTATATATAAAGGGTTAGAAAGTAGGGTAGTTATGTTGCATGCTATCCGCACGCTCTATAAGACCAGGAAGGCGGCTTTGCATATTTTCTGTGCCGTATTTATTAAACAGATCTTTATCCATATAGATATTAATATCAATACCAGTTTCCCCGAGTTTAAGGCCGTTTTTCTTCATTGCCTCCCCTACTTTCCATTCTAATATTGGCACTATATCATGCATGCAATTATGGTTAAACCACTCACGCGAGTCTAACTGCGGTGCTCGTACTTCTAGGTCATCCGCGATATATGCACCATATGTTTTATTCATGTAATCTGGTCCGTATACGTTTATGTATTCACCAAATACGGATGGATCTACGATATCATAATCAAATGAAATCCAGAATTCTACAGGGTGCGTATCCTTAGCATGTTTTACTATCCTTGTTTCAAATGGTATATCATTAGTTTTTGAATACACCACAGTAGTATCTGGGAACTTAAGATGATATCCTGGATAAATTGTTTCATTAGTTCCAGATACACCTGCAATCATACCACTTGGTACGTTGAATATAACGGTTGCAAACATTAAGGCGACAATCGCTAACGCTATACTTCCGAAAAACATCGGTACATTCGTGTCCACTAGGCTATAGACAAAGCCAAAGAAGCACAAAATCAAAAACAATATCAACCAACTATATTCATACATACGTTGTATTTGGCCGAGAAATATTTAAATGTATCGACGTTGATTATATAGTATGGAGCAAGATACAGATGATATATGGCAGCATATTGTACGTCTTGGTATACCCCACAATGAAGTTCATATTTTAAAGATAGTATTTGAGTCACCTGATTGGATATCTTTCAATGATATAGTAGCGGCTTATGGAAAGTCTAGGGGGATTACTAAGCAGGTATTTGATAGTTTATTAGATAGAGGATGGGTTGAAGTAAAAACGGCTATAAAGTTAGGACCTGTTAAATTAGAATGGAAATATGGTTTAATTGATATAGAATTAATAATATCAGAGTTAGAAAAGGATTTAGAACGTGATTGTGCATATCAAAAGACACTTATAGTTAAATCCCGAGACTGGTTAAAACAATATTCAAAAGAAAATCTCAAGAATAAGGAACCAGGTAAAAGAGTCGGTAGACCGCCTGGAAAGAAGAATAAACGCAAACCAAAGCGAATTTTCTTCTAAACTTATAAACTCTCTTTTTACTCTATTTAAAATGTACGGGGCCGCTACCGCGCCCCAGTTCGACGAAGATAGCGACCTTTATGGGTACAATGGTTTCGGACCATGTACTATGGTTAATATATTTGGTGCTCCGAACACCACAATAACGTTACTCATATACACATAAATATCTACTTACCACCCTGTAAATACATACTGTAACTAATCCCTATACCCTTCATGTTATACCAGGTATCAATATCTACTTCTCTAATCTCATGATGTCCGTATTGATTCTCATACGTAATGAAGTATTTAACCCCGCCAATAACGGCTTGCCCATTTTTATGTACCCCATCATAGATACTAAAATCGGGCTGATATGCCATCCATTTATCAACAGGCTGCCATACATCGGAGGTTACATTCGTCGTTGGTTCGGGAGTTGGATCAGGACCAAATAGCCCTGCCGATACTACGCACGCACCCGCTGAGATTAAAAATACAATAAATAACAATTTCATACGTATATATCCCGTATAGCACGTTTCTCTTGCTCCGGTTCCTGGTTCACGTTTAAATGACACTTAGTCACCTCTAATTTTGTGATATGGAACATTTGCACCACTTTTAAGATACGGACAACCTACACTATCGTGTTTAGGATAGTGCCCGCCGCAGCGATTCATTCCAAGCCTCTCCTTGTTCAACCTGCAATACAATACATTATCCATGTGCAAAACTTCATTGCACTCAAAATTTTTCATTGCATCTCTACACAACGTCATGATTATAATCTCCCCCGTAATTCATCATCTACCCACCGTCCTAAGTAATAACACCAAAAATCATACTTACCTATATCCTCATCGTAACTATAATCGAGGTGATTACAATCTTCACATTTTTCAGCAGACGGTTTACCTAGACACGGTTCACATACATTATACATATCTTTAGCCAATTTATGATCTACTATGAGATCAATAATTCCAGTAACCTCTTCTCCTGTTATATGATACTTGCATGGGCGATCTCTGCGATCATCTGGACCCCGATACTTCGATGCGTTACATTCGCACCAAAAATTGCAACAATCTTCGTCGATTCTATAAAAGACACATGTATAATTTTCATCATAACACGGTCTTACTTGTCGTTCTTCTACACTTGGTATCATTTTAATCACCACCTAATATGCATTTTATCTCTATATTGCTGACACACTCTATGCCAGCCACTAATACTACTACATATATCTGAACTAATCAATTGACCTGGATTTTCAATATCACAGCACCTAATATGTATCATGTCATACTTTATAGGACTTATATAATTAATGCATTTTACTAATGGTTTATTCCCACATTTTGGGCATGTTTCCCATTCATAATTATCTAAAATTTCAATTTTATATGATATATCACATTTATCTTCAGTTTCAGCATCTGGTTTTACAACCTCAATACCACACTTACATAATTCCCATCCGTTATTGTCAATACATCTAGTATATACCTGCCCATAATCATTACAAATATTACACATTTTACACACCTTAAATTAAAATATTAATCATCAGCAAACCATTCTGCGTATATGAATATAATAATCATTATAATTATTAATACAATTACACCGGCGATTCCAAGGCTAGGATCTGAATGAGGTCCATATGTAGATGCGTAATGGTGTGATGATCCAACCGGGCCAAACATTATCTATTCATTCTCCTAGAAATTAAAGTAAATACTTTAAATGCGAAATGATTTTCATCACGTGTGTTAGACTTGTGGAATAAGCATCCTCGTATCTCATCAAGTGACATGGTATTTTGGATAGATAATCGATCTTTTAGTTTTCTAACTTCTGATGTTAAACTATCAATTGTTTTAACGGTTTCAACCTTCTTCTTGGGAACGCGAATATACTTAATTTCACCATCTTCTTTATAGACATAATAACCATATTCATCGTTTTTACCAAAGTTAAATAACTTCCATTCATATAACATTTATTTCTTCTCCTTTATGTCGTAACTACAATATACTATACCATTGTTTTCAAATTCGAAATGATCGCAGCGATCTGCACATTCACCAACGTTCATGGTAGCGTCAGGAAACTTACCTAAACACGAGGGGCATACCACTCTGCTATTTACCATCTGCAATTTATGCCATCTGTCATTCGGATACCACTTACAAAATTTCTGTGCAACATCATCTTGAACAAATGGGCATGTATGATATATTACTTGACATTTTCCGCTGTTATACGCTTTGCATTCCATAAATTGTCACCTCATATATGTATTACATAAAAAGGGTTATTTTATATCTACGTGATCACCAATATCAAATTCGTAATAGGTGTCTTGATCAACCCTTTTGTCAATTACATGACCGTTTTCGGTTTTTACTTTCAAGTGAAATACCTGGAAATAACCACTACTGTCATCATAGGTAATGATCTTATCTACAATAACCCCCGATACAGGATGATTACCATTAGTACCACTTGAGAAGAACCCTGCTCCTAACATAACATAGGAGAATACAGATGCAACTACCACAAAAGCAATGAGGATAATTGCACACTCAAGACCCGAATAAGCTTTATCATAATCCATAATAATCAAAAAATTATGCTGGGGCAGGTGTTGCCGCAGCTACTGGTTGCTTGTATGCACTCACTGGGATATTACTGATCAATGGAAGACCATTTGACCCGGTTGGAATATACATCATAGCATCGCTGTGATGCGTCTTAAGCATATCAACGGTATACCACTCGATGTATCCTGGAGTGATAGAGTCACTGATGATCTTGTTAGCGTCAGCAATACCCTGTGCTTCTACACGCTTACGGTTGGCTTCTTGAGATTCTTTTTCAACCTCAAACTGCTTCTGCTGGATCTGCTGTTCCATCTGTTGCTTTGCTTCAATTGCATCGACAACTTTCTGTGGCAGTTTCACAGATCTAAGTAGAATTGACTCTACGATAATACCACGCTCAGCAAGTGGCTTTTCTACCTCTCTCTGAATCTTGGCACTGATATTAGTTCTGTCTGAGCTGTAAATACTCTTAGCATCGAAGGTTGCAACTGTGTCTCTTACTGCAGATCTAATTTCTGGATCAATTACAACAGATTTATACTCCATTCCAATTGTCTTATAGATTTGAGGTGCCTTTGTAGGATCAACACGATAATTCATAGACATCTCGACAGTACATGTAAGACCTTCGGCGGTCAGCACGTCAGTTGTCTGAGTATCTACCTGTGTCTTAACGTCAAATGGTTGAATATCAGTAATGAACGGCGTTACGATATGTAAACCGGCCTGAACTGGCTCATCACCTACTGTTCCCCATATCTTCGTTACACCAACCTGTCCGGCATCAATCACTACGACACCCGCAGCTGCAATTCCTACGATGACTGCTGCTATAATAAGCACCAGTCCAATGCCAAATCCACCGGCAGATCCCGCGTCCGCGAAAGCGAACATGATTAGAACGCCGATTATGAAAATGACAACGGCTACAAGCAATACTGGAAGAAACATGTTTACTCCTTGAGTTGTTTTAGCAACTCGATAACAAAATACGATGGAGGGATATTTATAATTATTGGAAAATACGAATGAAAGAATATGGATTCACACCTTTTTACGACCTCCCCGCAGTTCAAGATCCCAGACGCGGGAGTTAGATTCGATCAATGCCTCGGCAGAAGCAATGATTACATGCACTGGCGCACCATCCGCGTTAATTCGATTGTTGACGCAACACATTTCTATGGAACGGTAGTTCGCTCATGGAGCGAGCAGTTAGACGCTTCCGGCTGTCGTGCTGAATATATTGATTCATTTAGATACACTAACGACCTTAAAGAACTGTCAGAAGTAATTAATGAACATGCAGACTACATACATGGCGTATTTGACTGTAAGAATGTATGGTCAGGCGTAAAATATTTCTTTAGAAGCATCCTATGGGCAATTCAAGAAAAGTTAGGCTTTGACTCTGGTAGATACTCATATGTATATTGTATTAAAACACCACGCAAATTCAGACAATATCTATAAGAATAGTAAGAAAGAAGAAAGGTCACCGACCCTTCTTCAAAACCATAAAACTTACGGTTTATCATAGGTGTTGATGCTGGTTGATAAATATCAGCAAATTTTATGGACACTAATGTTATCCTTTATGATATATAAAAGATTTCAAAAAAGACGAGATTTGTGTAAGTAGACTCGAACCGTCTTCCTAAATATATAGTAAAGATAATATTTATATCTTGTGAAGTCAGATCAAATGTACCCAACAGGTATCAGGACACCTAGTATTTTCACTGGGTTTCTGATTCTATTTTATTCATCTTCGCTAAATACGCACTCAGCATGTGCCACCATGTTTCGGCCAAGTCTTGAAAGGCGGCTAAATGTCGAAAGCGCCCCGCGTAGAGGTTTATGACATATCTGGCATCGACGTTCTTCATAGTCTTTCCAATGGCGCCTTTGGATTCTACGTACAAAGGATGATATCATGCCTTTATATATGTATACTACCTATTTATATACATGAGTGACGATATTAAAGAGGTTAAGGCGTATACAGAAATTACGCTCGACTACCCCGTGTTGCCTATTGTAAAGCCGGAGAATAGTGTAATGGCTAATATCATTGAGGGTGGCGGGATTCTATTTTACCAGGATCAGCTTGAGAAGTTTAATAGAGAATATTATAAAGATCTTAAGTTAATCGAGTGGTGGAAGAATGAGTATTTTAGCGGCCTGGATGGTGTCGTGCTTTATTCGTATCTACGTGAACTTCGGCCAAGTCGGTATGTAGAGATTGGAAGTGGAATGTCTACGATGTTTGCACGCCGTGCTGCTATTGATGGTGGGTTCCCGCTGACCATTGTGAGCATTGACCCACAGCCACGGGCGGATGTGAGCAAGATCTGTGATGAAGTTATCAGGGCGCCGCTAGAGATGGTTAACCCGGCGGACTTCGAGTATTTAGAAGAGAATGATGTGTTTTTCTTTGATGGAAGCCACCGCGTGTATCAGAATAGCGATGTGGTGAACTTCTTCATGGATGTCATGCCGATGTTTAAGCGGGGCGTAATGGTGCATATGCACGATATTATGCTGCCATATGATTACCCGGAGGACTGGATTCAGCGGTTTTACACGGAACAGTATATGCTTGCGGCGTTTTTAATGGGCGGGCACAAGGACTATAGAATTATGATGCCAAATTCCTTTGCAATTGGAAGGGGATTTGTGCCGAAGCGGTTTAATGAGTTCGGGAATTTCGGTGGAAGTTTCTGGATGAAAAAGGTATGAGGTTATTCCTCTGCCGCCTTTCCTAACTCTTTTAATACGGTTCTTACCATAACGCGGTCATATTCTTTAATGTTTTCTGGAAGTTCGGCGTAGGGATACATATCAGTATGGCACTTATCACAGTACTTTTTGAACTTGTTGTATGTATCACCGGTACGGAGCGTTGGGCAGTTTGCGGGTGAGTGGAATCCTTGTGAGGCTTTCTCTTTCCACCAGGCGTCGTGAACGGCGCTAGATAGTGACTCTATTATATTATTTGACATATATAATAATGCGATAGTATTGTATTTATAGTATAGTATATTATAGAGTGTGGGTGCAAAAAGTGGAGTTTAAACGCACCCACGTCCCATGGGAGAATAATAAAGAATGACTCACGCACTACTTTTATTGTATTGCGCTAATATAAATATACTATTAAGTAATATTTAAATGTTGTGGTATGTGAAAGAAAGAGAAAGGAAGAAGAGATGAAAGAGAGAGAGAGAGAATTTTAATGATGATTAGACGCCGAGAGATTCGCTTGCACGGAAGTCGTCAACCTTGATGGTCTTACGTCCTGCATGCTGAGCGAGAACATTTGCTGATTTTACCTGACCTGCGATCCAGTCTGCGGCCTTTCCCTGAAGGTAGAGAACGGAGTCATCGGCGATGCGCTCTGCGCCAGATTCTTTTGCAATGTTACGAATAGTTGCCTTTGGAATGTTTGTCATATTATGTGACCTCGTTGATTAGTTGTCTCGTGTGTCAGGGCGGTATATGCTCATAACACGATGATTAGTGTTGGACGTGGTGGTATATATAGTTTATTATAATTAGAAGAGAATGTTAGAAAATTGAAGGGGGTTGGTTGATTAATATTAGAGGAGATGGGCAACTTGACATTCAAGGCAACAAAAGCGTTCTGGGAGCAAAGAGCGAAAAGGAGAGCCACAGTGTTCGCAAATAAGGTCATAGGTGGTATCGAGACGGTGCTGCGATGCATGACCATAGCAACAAAACATTGCTTTACCGCGCCTAACATCATGCTTGTATGCTGGGAATACTTGTAAACAGTGCATGCATATACGGGTGACCTTAGACGGAGGAAGATTAGGTAACGGTGTGTTTGCTTTAGGTGAGAGTATATTCGATGCCATAGTATATCACTACTATAGAGTGGTTCGGCCAAGTATTTAAATGTTGTGGTGAGATTATTTATGGTTCGGGGTTTATAGTAGTTTATGGATAATGAAGCACATCCAAACTGGGTAAATAACCGATTGTTTAAGATGTTCAAGCCCGTCCTGTATGAGGCATATGCCACGCGAATATATTTTACAAGGGATGGGCTTATCCTTGGTGCTCAGTATGATTTAGATTTTCAGAGGGTTATAACCAGTAAAAACGTGATAATGAATAGAAACTTCGGGTTTTTAAACCATGATCTATTTCGCGCTTCTAGTTCAATTGCTTCTCTACTTCAGGTTAGAGAGAATATTGATTTTAATGACATGATCGAGGTGGTTAAGGAATCTCACATCTTTGAGGGTGTATCAACTATGGATCGTGATGCGGTTATAGATTTTTATATTCCACGTAAATTGCTTGGTATTTATGGCGTGGATATACATGATGCTATAGAAAAAGTGGATACCGATTACATGGTAAAATTGCACGCCGTAGATATTGATGAGGATATGAAGGGGTTTGATGTAAACAATGTATTGGTTTCGGTGAATGACCCGACAAAGATACATGAGCCTGGATATATTATTTACAATAAGGAGAGGGCTTCATATGGGGTGGTGGTGACCCCGAATAATTGTGTGAATGCTAGAAGCAGGTTTATTGGTATGTTTAATATACGGGGGCATTTACCATGGTGAGTGATATGGTATTTGGGATAAGGGCACCTGCTCTTGTATTTGTTGCACTTGCGATAATGTTTGCGTTATTTTTGCGAGAGGTTGCTAAAAATAGGGATAAAGAGGGCGTGATTATATTTAGTAGTTTAACGGTGGGTTTTGTATTGGGTGCAGTGTTTACACAAGTGTGGTGGTTATGAATTTAGATTATACACCGCTATTAGGGGTGCTGGTATTGTTTGTGATTTTTATGTGGGCGATATTAATGTTAGGTGGTAGAAATGGTGGGTAAGTGTGAGTTAGCGCCCGTAAGGGATGTGGAGGGTTATAGGAGGTTATGCAGGGATTGCAATTATGTTGAGAAGCCTGGGAGTTTGCGTGCTAGGGATGATTGTAATGAGGTTTGTAAGGGGTGTTGGTATGGTAGAGAACTGAATGTGGATATGTTGGAACTGTGTATGAAGTGTACGCAGGAGTATTGTAGACAGAATAAAGCCGTAATTGGTAGTAAGTTGAAGAATAAGTGCACGGGGTTTGTTAATAAACATGATTGGACTAATGGAACTGGTTAGACTGTATAAGGCCATGTTTGGACTTTATACATTTGAAAAGAATAGTGTTGAATATTTAGGTGCACTACTGCTGAGTATAGTAGTGGGTGTGTTTTGTTCGGCGATTGGGTTTATTTGCTTTGTTGTTATAATGAGGGTATTATTGAGGGTAGTATTATGAAAACAAGGGGTAAGATTGTATGCGGTGGGATATTGATGGCCCCGCTGTGTATTGTGATTGGACTGGAGATATTACGGCAGATACTGACTAATGTGATGTATTATGGTATGCTGATCGTGGTGGCTATAGTTATTATAGCGTTTATGTATGGGTTGTATATGGTTACCGAGGGATTGAAGGGTGAACAATAATGTGTGAGGGATGTGAGAATTGCACGTTGCGGGATGAGGTGGAGATATTGAGGAGAAATTGTCAGGTGTTAGCGACATCGAATGAGGATTTGACCCGGCAGGTTCGGGCATTGCATCAAAAGTTGATGGCATTTGAAACGGCTGCAGTGAGGTTTTCAATATGAAGTTGAAGATTAAGTCTGAGGTGAATTGTCCAGAGGCTATGTATTCGGCGGTGAGTCTGGATATGTGCCGGGCATGCATTTGGAATGAGGGCATTGATGGCGAGTATGTGGAATGTAGTAAAGCGAGGACCGGCAATAACGAAGATGAGGATCTAATTCAGTTATGATCCCGGCCTGGTCATTTATGGATTGCGGCGTTTTAACGGGTATTGCCGGTATTGCGATGGTATACTTAAGCTGGGATAGGAAGAGGTGGACACGTGCTGTTGCATGGGGTGTGATATATGCAGTTGTAGCGGTGTTGGTGTATTATGGTGTGATCTATTCAGTATTTGGATGGGTGTAATATGGACAGGAAGATTTACACGGATGATGTCTATCAGATCATGAAGATGAAGTATCCTAAGATATGGCGGGTAGTCATGTTTAATGAGGATATTTCTGAGGAGTTGAGGTTAAGGGATCTGTATACACTGTTTGAATCTGTGTGCGAGGGGACGTTGATGAAGATGGAGAAGGGATTACGGTTGGTGTAATGTGCCAACGATGATTGGATATATTGCGGTGCTTTTAGCGACACTGGATACGTTTATACCTGGTGGGTTAGCCTGGAATGTATAAAAGAGGTGGTAGTGGGTGCTAGAGGGTTAGCATCCTACTTCTACGAAAGACTGGGGTGACTCGTCGGGGATGTTCAAAATCACGGCCAGTAACTGCATTACGTTAATGAACTCGTTTAGTTCCATGAGATTGAATTTAGGGTAGGTATAGATATAATTTTGCCATGCAATGATGGTTCGGCCAAGTCGTATGGAAAAGTGGGTGTCAAAATTTTTTTGGGTGGATAGTTTTGTATGAGATTGTCGTCCAAGTATCTGAAAAATGTAAAAACTGTACATAGACACCGGTTAGGTGTATTTAACTGTTTATTAAATTGTACTTTTTATTCCGCGCGTTGTACTTGTTAACACTCGCGCGGTGTAACGTAACACTTTGCGCGGGTGTTACTAAAGTGAGGGTTTGTAGTATTTCCTCACACTGACATACCCATGATTACACGCGGGCCGTATACTGTTGGGCCGCGCCACTTTAGCGTGACTTCCTTCTCCTGCCCGGTAATCTGCTTGTCTTCCCCGGTAAGCATCACACGGGCGCCATAGTGAACGCCGTTGAAGTCCACTTCTATGTACTGGAAGAACGGCATCTTCTGACCGCTTCCCTGAATCGCTGGGGTTAATACTTTGATTTCTTTCTTTGCGAAGGTGATAGGTGTGCTTATCTTCACGGTGAGGAGCTCGGCAGGGTAACTGTTCATAGTGCAGTCCTTTGAAAACGTTGGTTTGTTTGCTTCTGCCTGTGCTGCTTTCTTCTCAATAGTGCCTATTGCTACCATAGTGTTTACAACTCCGTTTTGTTATTCGCACTTTTTGCGTGCGACATACAAAAGGTTGACTCATAAGTATTTAATACTTTGCTTCACAGTGTGAACGTTAGAAGTAAGCCCAAATATAGAACGTGATTGTGCTATCTGCATGTATGCATAGACTTGCATCAAACGCACATATCAAAACGCCATTGAACTGTTTGTATGTAGGTTGAATACAAATACGTTTTGCATGTTTAATTTGATAGCGTTCGTTTGTGTGCGTTATACGCAAAGTGCCCTATAGTAGTATACATACTGCATATATGCATACAATGTACGTAGTGTATGTATGTAGTATACTGTATATCATACATACATGTATGCGCACGTTACCCCATAGTAGCCCCTTACTTTAGGGCCTGGGTAATAAGCGCTAATTAGCCGGACTTATATAGTAAAGTACTTATAAATGTAAATGTATATAGTAGTACTATTACAAGTATCGTGTTACTAAATTTCCACTTTAGTTTATACAGACACAAAGGGGTCAAAAATCAAGTGCAAAAAACAAACAACCGCATATACGAAAAAGAATTTATCCGGGATTCTAGGGGTCACTACGTGCGTCTGATAGCAAAATAACGCTAGGGCATAACGCTGTTTGGACGTTTAGTGCGATATTCGACAATTTTAGTTTTATAAACGTAAAATCATACAATGGAAACCGTATACAATTTGATGTTAATTGCCCTATCCTGCGTTACTATATTACTATAATACGATTCTACTATGGATAACAATCTGCATAAGCGTTTACATGCATATAGACGCTGCTTTTATTGTGGTAAGAAAGTACCAAATCACGTTTCTTTTTGCTCTCCTACTTGTAAAACCAAGTATTATAACAAACGTAAAATTAAGACGCTTAATACAATTAAAGCATGTAAATGTCATAACTGCGGTATTACATTAGGGCCTAAAGTAGTGGGTGGGGTTTTCTGTTGTATTAACTGCGCTAAAGAATACAAAGATAAACAAAGTAAAACCTCTAAGAAAAAACGATACTAATTATATTAATATTAATGATGTTTATTGTTTGCTCTTGCCTTACTATTGCTATTATGTTGCTTAATTGCCATTAACTTACCATTTATCTTATTGACCTTATTATACAACATACTTACACTACTGAATATCTTATACATTTCAGCATCTGCGTTAGCCACTTCTAACCCGTTACCTAACAGATGCTTATTATCTTGATGATACTTTACAGAATATTGAAGATACTCAATTACTTCAAGTATATTGTCTTCTACTGTGCGATTCTCACTATTGATATCATCATTAAACTCTACATAGTTAGCCATTATGCCTCACCCTCCTCCTCCTCCTCTTTTTCATTATCAATAAAGTCACGCACTTTTTGTATTATCTCCTCTATAGTAGGATAGTCATTATCGCCTACTATACATATTATATCTCCTTCACTATACTCATCCAGTGAATCCTCCTTTAGTATATCGCCCTTGTTCAACATGGATTCAAGTATCATACCCTCATAATAAGTAAGGGTATCAGTTTCTACTACTTGTTGATAATTGACCCCATAGTAATACATACCAAAGTCGCCACTATTGGGATTTATTTCAAACATACATCCTGCAGGCAAGTCTGCATTATCATTCATCCAGCTTATAGCAGACTCTACCTCTTCGTATATCCATTCCCACTTATCGCATACATACTCCCTGGCATTATCATATACATAATCAATGCTTGCATCTACTATAGTGCAACCTTTATCAAAGATCTCTACTATAGCATCGATATATTCGCAGTTATATCCATGCTGCATAGCAATCTCAAGTATATCATATGGTTGATATCGGCCCCTTGATGAATCAAGTATACAACCTACATCCTTCATAGTCAACTTCACTTTACTAATATGCTCTGTTACTTCAATGCTCATTTTAAATCACCCCATTATTGTCATTATCATAGTATGCATATTCAAATTCAATATCGATATAGTAGGCAAACATAATATCACTATGATAGCAACCCTTTGATATGCTCTCATGTGTAATACCTACAAAGTCCTTAAAGTCCAACTGTATACGCATATACTGATTTACAAAGTCAAGTAAATCCTTATACATCATATACGTTTTACTTGGATACTGCATCTGAAATAGCGGTTCATTATACCAGCATACGCGGGTTTCTCCATTACTATACCCATTTACATATTCCCATATGCTTACTATACCAGTGAAGATAGTCTGTGCAAAGTTTTCATCTACCATTTCACTTTCTACACAGTCATATGGTAACTGTATAATAATACCATCTTCCCCAAACAACACACTATTACTCTTCATAGTATTATTCACCCATCTCCTCTTCTGTTTCTCTACGTGAATAGTCTTCTTCATCCAATATAGGATACTCACTTAACTTATTACATATTGATAACGTGATATCCCTTACAGTAGGACTGCAGTATCCTCTTACCATGATACTTTCTACCCAGCCTACTGCCCAATGTCCAGCACGTGCTACTATAACATCAGGATACTTATCACAATATTCCCATATACAATTTACACGGTTATCCTGTTCTGTATTACAGTCTTCACAATATTCAATCATGAAGTCTGCGCCACTTTCATCAACTACTATACCACTATCCTTGAACATCTTAATGATAGTTTCATAGTTACTATCTTCCAGTGGTTCACTATCCCTATTGATACTATACAAAATATAGTAACCATCATAATTGTTACCATAGTAGTATTGTGGATATACCCACTTTGACAGTCTTTCATTATCGATACTATCAAATTCCTTGGTAGCATCTACCCTATCAATAGAAGCTCCCACTACATTACACTTCATTTAGTCCACCTCTGTTAAGTTATTGTTATTGTTATTATTATTATCGTTAATATTTTGAGGGTTTCTCATTATAGTAAGCCCGTATATGTCACTGCTTACTTTAATTTTGTACCCCTTTGCTAATTCACTGTCTATATATTCGAATATCTTACGGGCCATATCATCCACGTCTATTTCAGGCTTACCATCATCCTGTGTAAAGTTATAGCCGTTATCACTATACCATCTCTCACCGCGATATCCTAACTCTATACGCATAGCAGTAAGTGTATCTAAAAACTCACTATACTCAATATTCAACTTACCGCAGTGCGGTTCACTGAATCCAACATTATTACAGTATAATGCATCCATCCATACTATATAGACATCATCACTACAATTGTCTATGTATTCACCTTCTTTTGTGAATATAACCCACACAAAGTCAGTATCTGTAAATACATCATTATCATGTGTGCTATAGTAACCTTCATGGTTACCCCATAACTCATCGTATACAGTGATACCCTTAATACCCTTAAGTAGTTTCACTATATCTACCGGGTTATAGTATTCTTCCCGATACAACCCTTTATTACACAGATACTTTTCACAGAATGCACTTACCATATCCGTATCTAATACATCCTTAAGCAGTGCATTTGTATCCTTAAACAGGTTCATACCATACGAATCACTAAACCTGTTAAAGTATCTCTGTGCAATTGTTACACTTACTGAATCAGTGTTTACAAATATACTCTCTACTTTACCCTCAAGGCTGTCATCAAAGTACTTACCACTGTTATCGTTGTTGCTGTTGTTGTTTGCCATTTTACATTCACCCTTATTATGTTATTACTTAATAAACCACTATACTTAATATAGTGGTATAACTATAGGAGGGTTATGAACCCTCTTTAAGTGTAAGCTTAAATTCCTCTATTGCAGGAATACCATAGTCTTTATAGTCATCTTCTCCTTTAACAAAGAAGTTCCATACCACGGCCATAGTTTCATCTAGTGCAGCTGCATATGCCCACGCTACTGCTTGCTCTACACTCTCGGCACCTTCGCGTATCTTCTCATTGGTCCATTCAAGCATACAACCGTCATTTAACAATGATATAACCATATACGTATATATCATATCATTGTCTATCTGTTCACTTATCTCATCTGATACATCACCCACTTCAGAGATACTTTCACCGGCATAGTCAGAGTCTACTGATACAGTTTGTAGGTTACCAAGTATAGCCAGAGCACTATTCAATAACCTGTATGCTACATCCATGCTTACTTTGACATCATCTTCTATACGTGATATCATCTCTGTTACTAAAGCATACATAGCGCTATCATATTCAGCACTGCAGTATACTTTAGTCTCATCGTCTTCATGATGAGTAAGCGTATAGTATGCTTTACTAGCTAACTTTACGTTTATCCTGCCATCATATTCCTCTTCAGTATCATCCATTTCAGACGTTACTTCTTCGTAATCGTCTATGTCCTGCGGGTTTAATGTCATAGTATTATCACTGTACTAGTTCTACTACTCTCTCCATATTCCAGTACTCTTTGTATAAAGTACCGCACTGTGTGCATACGCACTTTACTTCCATCTCATTGTTGCTACTGTTGAACTGTTCCTCTCCATACTCTAAACTAGAGATGTTACATTTAGGGCACTTTATACTGCCCCATGTTTTCTTATCTATCTCTTTTTCCTGCATATGCTTACCCATTGTTAGGTGAACTCTTGGGCATACTTTTAGCAATACATGTGTCTATATAGACAATCATACATTGCTTATTACAGAAGTGTAACTCTTTACGCTCTGTTCTACATCCACCTATGTATATTCTACCATCGGTATATTCATCATCTATACCAATTGTATAGTATCTTTCATTGCCATCTGTTATAGGACGATTACATGAATCACATATGTATCCTCTCATAGTTGTGTATTTCCTTACCAATTGTTAGGGTTGTGTGCTTCATGTTCTGATGTGATAATGTTATGCAGTATTATAGCCCAATGCTTATCGAACCTGTTATAGAATCCGTTACGCACTGCATCCTTTATACGTACTGCTATAGTAGTAGCATACCCATTATCACATTCCTTTCCGCCCTTCCAATATGACATATACTTCTTGTATACGTTAATCTCAAGGTCTCCCATACCTAGAGTCTTACCAATATACTCAAAGTCTTCTTCTGTTAGTATGTCACAACTAAATGTGCATACTATAGCCGCTGATGATGCCATACTTTACTCTTCTACCTCGTTTGTTTCTTGAGTATCAGTTTTAAGTGGGAATACTTGTGAACTGTGTACTGCATATTCTCTTAACCCTAACCCATTGTTAAGGTCTAGTAATACCACAATGATATTACTTAAGTGGATACCTACTATTTTGCCCGTAGTTTCAATATCCCCATACAGTACCCTTACTACACTACCTTTCTCTACCTTTTTCTTCATAGTTATACTTTCAGAACCCCGTTACTGCTAATACTGCAAGATATCCATAAAGTACTAGGATAACCATTGTAAACATTACAATCGTTATCTTAAACATTGCATAGTTTCTATTGTAATACATTTATACTTCACCCCGTTTGTGTTGTTTTACGTTGTTTGTTTTACTATAGGATCACTACATTGTAATATTAATATAGATAATCCTCATCATACAATGCTTCATTCGCGTATGATATCTCATCATTGCATGCGAGCATATCAATCATACAGTGGTCTTCTACGTGAACATCCTTCTGTTTTCTCATAGCAACAATCTCGTGACTCATTTTAGGTCGCCTATAAACGGTTGACGTCCGAGAATATAAACCTATCGATATGAATCAAATGCCGAGGCAGCGACGTTTTTCGATTTGAGAACTGGAAAATGGTCAATTGTACTTTATATATTTAAGCCTATAGTGACCTTACTATGCACGTACATATGGGATTATAATAGAAGAGTAAAGTAAGAAGTATAATTATTATAACTCTCTTACCTTATGGTGTGGGCTCATAATATTCTGTATTTAATCACTATTATACTATTCCCTGTGTATTCATAGAAAATATATATAATAATAAAAGTAAGATCATAAGTGCATCTAGCATAGGAACATACGAGAATAACTAACCACTATTTTCGTCTGTTTCTATTATTATACTATTTTACTATGCCCCGGCGGGCTAGGTTTGCATTGATATGCTTCGTTCGTTTGCAAAATAGGGCCTGGATATGTTTGCTTTATTAGCTAGGCTTCAGATCATTAGAACCAGCATTGGCAGTGTGGCAAGCCGTCGAATTGGTATTCTTGCGTTGGACCGCAAACGAGCCTTACATGGAGGGTGGGGTTAAAATGCTCTATTAGCACGGCCTTATATTGTATAACGTATATTAATTAGGTTATATGACTAGTAAGAAGTCATCAACTAGATACTGTATAGTATGCGGAAACCCACTAAAACGTGGCGCAAAGACCACATGTGGTAGAGATTGCTATAAGATTAGTATTAGTAAGGAATTTGCTGAATGCAAGAATTCTAACGTTAAAGTGAATGTAGAATCAAAAGTTGAAGTTGTTAAGCATAGGAAATGTGCCTATTGTGGTAGGACTATTGATTTGACTAATAGGAAGATAGATGATCCTGAATCTTTGTATTGTAATGAGTTTTGCAGGAGCCAGTTTACGTTATTTGCAAATAAGCAGGATGTAAATGGTGCTATTAATTACACGAAGAAGAACTGTTTGAAGTGCGGTACTACTTTCTCTACTATTAGCAATATTGGTGACTTTTGTTGTATTGAGTGTAGTGGTGAGAGATTTATTGAGAGGAAGGTATACAGGGGTATATGTGCTTATTGCGGCGGATCATTTTCGCAGCACGATCCTAATGATATATTCTGTAGTAATGAGTGTTTTATTAAGAGTAAATTAGATTCTCCGTTTATTATGAAGAAGAAGAAATGTGAGAGTTGTAATAGAATACTTGTTACTATGGATAGGCAGGATTTGTACAATGGGGCACTATTGTTTTGTGAGGATAAGTGTTATAGTGACTTTTTGGAGATAGTGGCAGCACCATATAATCGTAAATTAGGATTGTATCATGCTAAACCCATTAATGCAATATGCGAGTCGTGTGGTAAGAATTTCCTGACTATGAAAGAGGGAGTTAAGTACTGTTGTCTCATTTGTGAAGATCATAACCCTGCAAAATTATACCTCGATGACATGTCTTATCGCTTTGATATACGTGGAGATAATGACAATTCAACGATATTACAGGCGAAACCGTGGCTCAAATAATGTGCAATACTGAATGCAATACTGAACCCATTTCAACCTCATTTTGACCTCCGATTTACAACACTGTGCAATACTGAATAAGCCCGTATAATCGAGAACTACGTAACATCTTAACTTTTTTAAAAATCAACTATATATGAATTGGGCTCCTTTTGCCATTTTGAGTATGCTATGATCTTCTAATAAAACATTTTCATCATTTTTACCCCCCTGGCTCTGTATATAGTAACAGTGCAGTATTGCATTTTCTACTATATTCTTTATACACATTATATTAACTTCCGGCTAAAAGAGTATGGAATGTCACTATTCCAGTCTTTTATAATATGATGTTATAGTATTTAAATATATCTCTATTACTATAATGAAAGTGGGATATTTATCGTCCGATTTGAATTCATTTTCGACGGCGCATATATTAGTTCGCTGATAAAGTTCGTTTTGGCCGTTTTTCGAAATTGGGTGCGGCACCGGGATTCGATTGACAGATTTTAGTCGTCGGCAGCGGCGTGAAATCGTCGGCGTGAGTGGGTTTCGACCCTCAATTAGCCATCTGCTTAATATACTGGATGATCAAAAATGAGCATAGCCCGAAGTGAGGCACCGAAGGGTTTAAATAGCCAAGAGTTGACCTTTGATTCGCAGTGCGTTGAGAGATGCGATGAACGAATCCGAGCAATTAGATTCGTGAGTAAATGATCCAATGCATTACAATGTTGCACATCGGTTTGAGTCCGTGTTTTAAGGGCGAATACCCGTCTGTCCACATATTACAGCAGACCCGATGCAAGTTGTAGGTTCATATATTCCCGAAAGGAATATCTATGATGTGGGGTAACTGTATAGTATCGAACGTATAACGTGACGAAATATAAAGTAGGGCGTTATATGAGAACACAAGCATTGATTTAGCAAGTAAGTTTGTCGTATGAGGGTAAATGGTCTAATGGGAAAGGCGCTCATCAGCAATGATGAGAGATTAGCGGTTCGATTCCGCAGCCCTCAATGCCCTGTATCTGTGACGGGGATTAAACTATGCAGATTTTCCTGGCGAAATTCCATTCGGACATGTTATTCATAATTAGGGGAATGTATATACCACACTATACATAATTATGATAATTTGTTTAGTTCTTCGGAAGTTTGAGGGTAACATAGAGATTTCCACGTATTGCCATTTGCCGCTATCCCGAATGTTGCACACTCTCCAAAGGGGTGTTTTCTAGGTACCTGTGAGTTAGGAGGCTTGCAGATATCATCAATATAACAGATACTAATCTCCATAACTGCAATCTGTTCAAAGTTTATTCATTTAATGGGCGAGATAGGGACGCATACATATAGGTTTTAGTCATTTTCCCCTGTATGGGTGCTAGGATCAAATCCACTCTCTATTATTGCATAGGTGTTGTGTGCAATGTCACAATGTCCTATGCGTAAGTAACTTTCGCTATGTAGTTATTCACACTGGAATCGACCCGTCGAACATACGCAGTATAATACACCGTTAATCAATTATCCATCAGCGTAGATAATGATTGTATTATATTGTAAGAAAACTGTAAACACACACAAAAACGTAGGGAGCAAAACACTATGTCAGAAGAAGTATTCAGCACAGACTCATCAGCAGAACAGATCACTTTCAAGGCAGAAATCCGTGGACGCACAACCATCACCAAGACCTCTGACAAGGCATTCACCCTTGAACAGGTCAAGCAGTGGGCACGTGAAGCAGCAATCAACAACTTCAAGGTATCAGACGCAGACGGTGACAGCCTCGGCAGCGCAGACTTCCCATACGAAGGAGACATCGTCGTTCGGGAATACAACGCAGCAAAGAGTATCTAATACTCTTTACCCTCTCTTATCATACTATTACTGATTACAATTAACAACAATGGGGTGATTATTTACTGAATGTCTGAACTTATACATCAAGGTATGTTTTTCATCGGTGTATGCCTACTCTCTTTTATCATATTTGGAGTATTATCATTTGTATTTGCTCCATTTGTTAAGAACTTTAACGAAGAGTCTATTCTTAAAACATTAAACAAGACATCATTTTATATAGCAATTGTGTCTGTATGTGGTGTCTTCGGTGGTATGCTGATTCTATTTGCATTCATACTCATGGGATTATGACATCAGAGAATCTAGTATGCATGGATACATATCTTGATACGTATATATGGGGAACTGTTGTTGGTGTGTGCATGACACTATTTGTCCCTGTATTGGGTATTGCTATTTGCTTTATTTTACTGATTTGGTTTTTGACTATATGGGGAATGAAACGTGGCAGGATTGAATACTGAGTACTTGGAAGAAGGATTGTGGTCTATAGTACATCATGCTGCATGCAATGATATGTTGACTGTAGACACGATAGCACGTGACTTGATTAATCATATCAATGAATCTCTTGAGTGAGAGGTGAGTATGGATAAACCAGAGTATTCAACATATGCGTATGAACAGTACAAAGAACAATTCGGTCAGATGGTAGATAACTACCTGGATAACTGTTATAGTGATCCGGTTGAGTTCTTTACTATGCTGGCTAGGTATGCAGCAGAACAGGCATTGTCATACCACAAAGAGGAGAGGGATGAAGCATACAAAGTAAATGACTGTAATTCATGCGCACGACTCAAGATTGCAGAGAATGAAGTAAAAGACATCAAACGCAAGATCTCAAACCTTATCCAGTAAGGTATAGGAGTATGAATCCAGAATGTGATAATGTAATTGATTGTGCGATTAAATTCCACAATGCAGACAACACAGACACGTATTCTTTTGTTCACTGTTATACGTGTACACAACCAAGAGACGCCTGTCTGAATATGTATAATAAGATACATACAGAAGGGGCAGTGATTATTCCTACTGCTATTTTTAATGAGGTTTGTGAAGTAATCGAGCATCGAGAAAGAAATGTGTCTCCATCTTCAATGTTCCTTGAGGATTGGGGCAAAATATTGGAATTTATGGACGCAGCAAAGAAGTATGAACTAGATGCCTGGATATCTTTAAATGACAGGCGAAACCGTAAGAGGTATTTATGAGAGTATCTGTAACAAATCTATTGGAATCGTTATATGCATTTGAAACCCTGACCCGTGCAGGAAACCAAGCATGTGAAGGGAGTGATATTGTAGGAGAAGTGGAAACATTCTGTGAGAGGCGTGGTGTTCTTCTGATAACAAAGGAATGCTACGAAAAGTCCACGAACCTGCAAAATGAAATGCTTGAGAAACTGGTGGAATCACGGGACGAAAACGAGAAGATGGGTAAGGCGCTTCTGAACCTGAAAAAGGAGCGCGACATGTATAAGGCACAGGCAGAGCGGTGTATGGAATGTTGCATACAGCGCAAGTCAACCGAAGAGGAAGTATTCAGCTCAAAGGAGTAAGTCATGATCACTGCAATGACAACCTATGATGGCTCGGGGCATCGGGTATTAAACCTTGCATTTCACGTGACTGGTAATGCACCACTAACAATGGCGGGTTCAAATGAGATGCTGCATGCGCTTGGACAGGCTGCATTGATGACCTCACAGATTGTTACACTGCGTCGTGATAGCACTCATCCATCAGAGGCTACCTTTGTTGACTATATGGACTTCCTGGAAGTTCTAAAGTCATGGTATACTACTGAAGATGAGAATGGTAACGAAGAAATCGGAGGATTTGATGATCTGCGGTCATACATGCGCAGGTATGTAAGCATTGGTAATAACAACACTATGACCATCAGATACCCTGAATCAGAACAGCGGGGTGGTGCCGACGATCTCATCTTGAACATCTTTGAGAATATTCCACTATTCACCTCACTGATAAATACAATGGAGGTGTGCGATAAGTTTATCACATATAGGGCAGTTGCAGAGGAACAGGGAGTTACCACATCAACAGCAAGAGGTGCATCAAGCGGTATACTCGCTAACACTCGCAAGAACATTGAGTTTTGTATGATTGATTCATTCGCCGGGTATGAGAATATCTCAATGCTGTTAACCGGTAAAATGTCTCAAATATACAAGGATGACAAGGGCAATGAACTCCGGATATCATCAAACAATGTAGAGTCAGAAAAGATAGCACTTCATAAAATAAGCACAATCTTTGACAGTAGTGCTATGACACGGCGTCATACTGGTAATTATGAAGCTCTGCAAGCTGACTTTAAGAAGATCCTGCGTAACTATCAATCAATGGCTCAAAACATCGGTGCGGAGCGATATAGGGCAGGATACAATGCCGCAATGAAAGCGGTTAAGCAGGTCAGTCAGTATGGCAACATGTGGCACCTGGATTCTTCCACAGAGCTTGGCTTGATGACATCCGGTGATAAACCATATGTGGTTTACAACGGACCACGCATTCATCCAAAGTATTTACTCCGGAATAATCAAACCTATGTTCTGCCTACCGAAATTAGTGAGGCATTTTTCATCGATTCTATTGCAGTCCCGCTTGAGGATATGCTGCATGATGTGTATGCAAAGGGATGGTTCCCGCACCGAGCTGCAATATCTGACAACAATCAGATAGATACTGCAGAAAACGAGATGGACAAATGGAGCAACCTATGCATAGGGGAATTGGATCGTAAGCCATTTGAGCGATTCATCGACCTCCCTGAAATGATGGAGACCATCTACTTCCACAGTATGTATGGTGGAATGCCAACAATGTCCGTAGAAATACTCTGCGGGTTTTTGGAATACAATGAAGACATCGGTGACTACTATAACACGCATGATGGTAGTTATTACAGCAAGCGGTTCATCGAGGAACAAATGGCACCATTCCATAAGTATATGGATAAACTCAATGAGTTTGAACGCATTGAAATGTTCAACAGTAGCTCACCCGGAAATGAATCGCTCGCAGATCAAGTCACACTGGTCGAGGAATAACTATGATTGATATTGATTATCCCATATATTCACGCAGTGAGGAATTGCCACTGTTTATTCCTGGTAACGTGTGCGTGATAGGGGTAGGAGGAGTAGGATCTTGGGTTGCTATCAATATGGCTATGATAGGCTGTTCCAATCTTGCAATCATTGATCCAGATACCATTGAGGTGCATAACCTCAATAGAACACTGTTCAAGCAGGATCACGTAGGGGCGAACAAGGTAAATGCACTGTATGAAGTGATCAGGGAGATGCGCAACACAACTATGTTTGTGCATGCCTGTAAGTGGGAAGAACTCCCACCAGAGACACGCACTAACTATGCTGCTAACTTTATGGTGATTGACTGCAGAGATACAGTGGCGCCACTACCTGAAACACCACGAACCCTAGTAACTGGAGGTTACGATGGCACATCCTGTACGATTCATTATAATCCTGACTTTAGTAATGTCTTTGGTGATACTGATGTTAGGTATAGGATTACACCTAGCTACCTGGTGATCCCACAGTTCATTGCAGCATGTATCACAAATTTCATTTGTCTTGAATGTAATCCGGAGAACAACATGGTCCGGGAAATGCGAAAAGAGCGATTCATGACGTTTGATTTCAAAAATCTCTCGCGCCTGATTGAGTATGGTAATGCCGCACTGGAGCAGGAAGATAGACTCGCTGCGTAACTTTGCAGAGCATATCATGGGCAGATCACGACGAAGACAAAACAGGGAGAAACGACATATGGGCGTTGTGAACACGGCGATACCCGAAGCATATCGGGCATTGATACCGAAACAACTTGAGAACGAAGAGGTTGTATGGATTCAGCGGCGGCAATGCATGCTATTTCCAGATCAATCGTTGATATTTGATCCTGTATCAGATATCCTCTATGATGCAAAGGAATTCATGCAGATGTGCGAGGATGAAGATGCCGACGATGAGATTGAAGTAATAGGGAATACTCTATTGCGTGAGGCGGATGCCGACGACGATGATTTCTATACTGAAACATTCAGCAGTAGCGCTATAGTGGACCCACTTCCGGCACTACCGAAGCCTGTAGGTAACGTCTATGCAAAAGGTAAACTGACTACGCAGGAGGAGATATTTTCCTCTGGGTTAACAGTTTCTCCAACTATATTCGTTCTTGTGCATCACAATATCCTTGCAGTGTGTAAAGACATCTATAAGGGTGTGGATAAGGACGAGTTCAGCATTGTTGCAAAGGGCAGCTGGTTTGAAAACGCATGGATAGTAACTGATGCGTATGCAGTGCCTAAACAGGAAGTTGGGTATGCGTCGGTAGACTACGACTTGGACGACTTGCATAACCTGAAGATGCAGGGGTATAATACTATCATACATGGTCATCCTACGTCATGCAAACAGTTCAGCCGGGATGATATGGAGTATATCAATGCACACTTTGAATGTAGTGTATTGTTCTGTGACAATCAGCTGATTGTTTCGTGCCTACCACTGAAGATCACTGATAACTTCACGTATCAGGCAGAAACGAAGGAGATCTCGTTATATTATCCAGAAGAGGCAACCGTTGATCCGGCACTGATAAAGGACAAGATCACACGCAAGAAATCTTCCTGGTCAGGAAGTAACTACCAAAATGCCTATGGTCGTATGCTCAATGGGGTATGGACGCCCTGGAGTAGCATACCTGAAAGCACGGGCGGTAAGAAGGGAAAGAAGGTTGGAACAAACAAGCAGGAGGATTGGGATCATCTTTCAGACGAGGACTATGAACGCAGAATCATGGAAAATTGGTGCTGAAATATCTCTTCATACATCATTTGGTATAGACCCGCGAAAGAAACGAATAAGACCTGACTATGCATTCAGTAGTATTAACAGCGGAGGAGCGCAGTCTAGTGATGAGTATACCGTCGGATGCCTTCAAAAACTGGCGTATGATGGGTGCGAAGTCTGCTATGGTGCGCAAGCTTGTGAGTGTAGGTATACTTGAATACAACAATGGAACACGCACTATGATCAAGAGGAAAGTGTAATGATGCGTTATTGTGAGCACGCATATCGAAGAATACCATCGGATAGTAATGATCCTAGAGAGGATTATGCCTCTGATTCAGAGTATGAACGGGTACAGGTAATCTGTTTAAAGAAACACCATGCACATCCAGACCGCGACAAAAAGAGAATACCCTGGAAAGATGTAATGTGCCCTCATAGATGCAGGGACGAACAACCCCAGTGCAGTGATTACAAATAATAACTTTTTGAGGTGATACTAAATGGCAATGTATAGGGTAGTTTGTCAAATAATGACAAAGGTAGAGGCAGAGTCAGAAGAGGGGGCATTTAATAAGGCTCCGGACAACTTGGAGGATTATGAGTTGGAACCACTTTATGCCGAACGAATCAGAACATGATGGTACTAGGTATCGATCCGCACTGGATAGACTACGCGAAGCAGGGAGGCGACGAGTAACCGAGCGAATAAACGAAGGAGTTTCATTAGAAGAACAACAGAGACAAGTACAAGCAGCATATGAAGCACTCATGGCGCTCGAACGTGGCGAAGTACACATCAGGCCAGTAATTGAGGAGTCAGTAGATCGTACAGTAACGGCAGAAATTGAAATCAGTCCATCCCCGGGTATATTTCCAGCATGGCCCCGATATGTATCAAACCAGATGCAGACCATTAGCAATGCCGGGCTATATGTAGGTATAACAGAGGATGAAATACGTCAGAACTTAAGACAGGCACTAAGTGACAGAATACTAGAAAAAACACCAAGACCACTTCCAAGCTCAATACCATTTCGATATTCATCATTTCCAGAAGAAGTCATAGACGTGGATGAAACAATGAGGGCGAGATATCATGAGCATTGGTTTAGGACATATGTAAGTCAGCCACCAGTATCGCCACCAGGTGTAATTGGGTATGATTATGTATCTAATGAAGTGGGAGGATCGAGAGTTGGTAAGACGGACTTCATAAACTATTTTAGGAGGCGTCGGACAAGGAATGCTCTACCATGCAGATACATCAGTAAATACAAGCATCATGACGAAGATCCTTGGGTATTTAGATGCGGGCTAATGCTGGCTGGTAGATCTCCTAATGGGATATGTCCATTGAGGTGCGTAGACGAGCAACGCAAGTGTAAGTATTTTGAACCAGACAATATGTATTTGAGGGATGTGAAACGGGAGGATAACAATGGGAATTCGCAAGTGTAAATACGTAACCTTGTCGGAACAAACGGATGAAAATGGTCGCCCGCGTATGTTATGCTACCTCATACGAAAACGTAACTTTATGAGGACATCAAAGAGTAATGAAATCGAAGATATTCGATGTAGGTTTCGATGCATAGACGAGCAGCCCACGTGTCAAATTAGAAGAGAATACGAAAAAGACACCGACAAATTCATGGCAGAATAATCGGTGGTCTTTTTCTTTTGGGTGTGCTCGTAAATATCTTACTTTGATAGATAAAAACTTTTTGAGGTGATGTGAAATGGAATCTATACAAGCAATTCGAATTTTAGCAAAGTGTTTGAGAGAACAGAAAGGTATCGATGCTGATTATGAGGACATGGAAGATAACTCTGATAGTTTCAAGGGTTATGGTGATGCTGTTGCGATGCGTCTTCCTAATAAGGGATGGCGTCATTTCATTGTATTGGAAGAGGATGAATACAAGGACGCAATGGAAGATACAGCATCTAACATAGTAGATGAGGATTATAGTTATCTATCGTCAAATTTTCAACAGTTCTTTGATAAGGACAAGGCAATACAATATGTCATCGAGAACTGGAGAGATTATCCAGATGACTTCATGGCAATTGAGGTAATGAATATTCGGGTAGGACCACTGGACTATGTTGTAATGGAGTATTGAAATGGCGATAGAGTCAAACGATGACTACATGTATAGTCGTAATCTTGTAGCACGTATAGCAAAGTCGCAAAAGAAATTCATTCCCATTGTAAATCTACGTAGGCAAAATATAAGAGCCGATTCGATCATTGCTAGGCATCCTGATACGTTTTGTGTAATTGGAGAGAAGCGTGTATATCTCACACGTGACATTGAAGAATATGTTCGTAAATATGGAAAGGAGCCAGAAGTTGCACGGCGAAGAGGAAGATCCCAGAAAATTTCGGATGGCCCTAAAGCCACTGGCAGACAAACGCTATTATATGTTCCGAGCAACACTGCGCAAGATCAGCACACGGAGGAATGGACAGTCGGTAGCGATGTTGGTGGATGTGTATAGAGAGGATACGCAGGAACTTGTAACTGACCATATCTGGCTTGATATAAATAAAAAGCACTTGGCATCTCTTACAGCAATTAAGAGAGATTCTGCTATACGTTTTTCGGCACGTGTCTACCAATATGGCGAAGATGAAAGATATGGACTGCAGATGGGTAATTTATATATCTGGGCATTTAAACACAAGAAAGTAACGAGAGGAGAATATCCACAATGAGGCCAAAGACGCTTGATAAGGTAGTTGGGCAGACTAACGCAAAGAATGCTATTCAATTGGCTATTGATGCATCAAAGAAATCTGGAATGATGCCTCATATGCTCTTTGCAGGTAAGCCTGGAACAGGAAAGACGACGCTTGCTCGTGCAGTAGCAGGTGAGCGTAAAACAACATGCTATGATATGGTAGCATCAGCAATCACTTCAGAAGTAATGCTGATGAATACTATAATGAACTTGGAGGCAGGAGATGTCTTGTTTATTGATGAAATTCACGATCTTCCTGATAAGTATGCGGAGATTTTGTATACGGTCATGGAGGATAATAAACTCTCACTCGCCCTTGGATATCATATGGTGAATATGCCCGTTCCGGTATTCACATTGATTGGTGCGACAAACAAATCAGATGATCTTCCAAAGCCGTTTCAGGATAGGTTTGGATTAATTCTGAACCTGGATGACTATACACAGGATGAACTTGCCGACATTGCAAAACTGAATGCAACAATCCCACTTCATCCGGATGCAGCGATGAAACTGGCGATTGTGGGTAGAGGTATTCCACGAATCACTGCACGATATGTAGATCGTGTAATGGATTATGCTTTTAAGCATGATCTTAAGGAAGTTTCGAGTGAGGATGTAGACGAGGTTCTGAAGATCTTGCAGGTGAATCAGTTCGGTCTGACCACGATGGATATGAAGATTCTAACTGCTATGATGGTGGTCTTCAGTGGTAAACCTGCGGGTATTAAGGCTATAGCAGCAGCGGTAGGTGAGACATCAAAGATAATCGAGGAGCAGGTTGAGCCGTTTCTACTTCAGAGGCAGTATATCACTCGGCTTCCAAATGGTCGGGTGCTTACTGAATATGGGTTACAGGTACTGAAAGCAACAAAGTCACTTAAGATGGTGGTACAATGAGTGACCCAAAGTATGTATTGATATCGCATGAACTGGATGAGGTGGTTGCAGTAAGTGACTCACTTGATAAGGTGCTTTCTGCAATGGCTCACGAAAAGATTAAGAACATGCGTGATACTGTATTGTATGAACGATACGAGGTAAAGAAACCGTGGGTGTAACTGTAGGGGACGGTATTACGTCCGAAGATAAAATGGCACCGTCATGGGATGCAGCCTTGAGGTGTCCGTTCTGTGGTGAAATGAACTGTAACTGTGAAGTTGATATGTCATACAAAAAAGGGTATATCTACTTCATAGGTAGAAAATGCAAACATTGTGGGAGGGAATGGTTGGAAGAATGGAGATTTGAAGGACGACACACTTGTTTATCATAGATGTTGTCTACACAGAAGGCACGAGAATCGATGTTGACCTCCGGACATACGAGTAGTCCAGTTGAAAATTTTATGGTAACCTCGATGCCCTGGTGAAAGCCTGAGACGAAAATTACGAAGGAGTTGAAAAGAAATGAAACTGAACCTGACACCATACAACCGAGCACCAGAGACCAAGCAGAAATTCAATTTTTCTGAATTCATCTGCAAGCAAGTCATGAAGAAGAAGTCACCAATTATGGTGATGCCATACACCAAGGTAGCAGTGTATACGACACTCCGGGAATATATCGCACGTTGGCAGTACCCACTGTACTTGATGAAGATCGGTAATCAGATGATCTTCCTGCGTACTGATATGGATATCCCGGAGGTGCGGCTTCCAACAAAGGAGGACAGAGGTATCGAAAATACTGTCGAAGAGGCAGTAGAAGAAGCCGAAGAAGTTGAAGAGGTTGAGCAGGTAGAATCGCCTGTCTCTGAATATGACTTTGATGAAGAGGAAGACGATGGTCCCGATGATACAGTTGAAGCCCTGGCTCTACCGGCACTTGTAAAAGCAAAACCAGTGAAGGCAGTAGCAAAGAAGCCCGTGGCAAAAAAGACTACACCACTTGAGGTTAGGTATACACCTGCGGACATCAAGGCGGGCAAGGCAAACAAAGCCTCTGTCCTTCGTACCACCACGCCAAAGGGTAAAGTGGTTAGGAAGGTTGCACGAACCACCATTGATCTTTCACCAGCAGTTGATGTCATGGGGTAAGTAATGGGCATATCGGATAGGGATGTTCCTATAATGTATTTGATTCGTGGGCTACCTGGGGCAGGTAAGTCCACCTATGCAAATAAACTTGGATGTATTGTAGTTGCACCTTCTGACTTCAGTAGTTATCG